AAAGAATTGACGCACACCATAGCCACCTGAAGTGTTACCATAGATAACACTGGCATTGGCAATAATGTTACCAGTAACACCAACAGCACCAGCAAGTATTGTAGAAGCCACTGAAGCTACGTTGGTGCTTGCTGTACCGTTGACTGTTAGGGTATTGTGTACGGCACCAGTTGATAATATGTTACCTGATGCGTTTATAACACCTGTTACAGTTAAGCCAGTAGACTGTACATTAGCTATTGGTGCGTTAGCTGCCCAGAAACTTAGGTAACCATTTTGACTTGACGCCCCACGTACATATTGTGTAAAGCTATCCCAACCTGCTGTATTGTAGTTAATACCAAAGCGTGCTACTTCTGAACCGGTTGCATTTGATAATACACCATTCTGTGCTGTTAATTGGAAGTTAGTATCATTACCGTGTGTAAATATTGCAGTTGCGGTATTGGCTGTGGTAATACCTTGTGTGATCAACCCATTAACTGTTAGAGAGTTAAAGATACCGCCTGTGGCTACAATATTGCCGGCATTATTAATCCAACCGCCGTTTACAGTTAAACCGTTATTGGTAGTTAATCCATTGAACACACCAAAGCCAGCTAAGATGTTACCACTGGCATTAATCACACCATTAACTGTCAATGCGTTAAGTACTGCGTTAGTGGCTAGTACATTACCTGTGGTATTAATTTGCCCAGCGTTGACTGTACTAGCTGAGACATTACCATTAGCATTAATAAATCCAACCACAGTATGTGAACCTGTGTAAATAGGATCATATATTATATTACCATCACTGACGTTGACATTGCCTGCAATAGGTTCAGCGATATTACTAAACAAGTACCAAGCATTATTAGTCCACGAACGTACAAATCCAGTATGTGCGTATGTGTTGGCAGGCCCGCCAATAAAGTGACCATAGAATCCAATACTAAAGTTATAGGGATATACGTTACCTTGAAGGTAGATCAACGGATCGTTGACTGTTAAGTAACTATAATTTATACTAACTACGTTAGCCGCATATAAGTTACCGCCAATATATACGTCTTTAGCAAAGCTAGCACCACCTTGTACAATTAGTGCACCTGTGCCTAAGGTAGTGGCATTAGTAGTTGGGGTAATAATTGGGGCTGAGTAAAAGGTACTAGTGCCGCCTACACTCAATGATGTTAGATTACCAATTGAAGTGATATTAGTCTGACCAGCTGTGGTAATTAAGCCACTTAATGCATAAGCTGAAACAGTATTGGCTAAGACGTTACCTGATGAATTTAATAATCCTGTGTTATCGATAGCTGATGATACATTACCAGTTACGTTAATACTTGGCGGGTTGAATGTAGCGTTGGCACCTAAAGTTACTGTGGATCCATTACTGCTAAACTGCCAAGTACCGCTTGGGTCAACGCCCATCGACTCACTGCCAATGTACACAGTGTTGCCACTAAAGTAAGCACTCTTAAATTTCTGTGTTGGCGATCCTAGGTTGTAGGTAACGTTGGCACTGGGTAATATATTGCCTGTGACAGTGATGGTACTGCCAACTGACAGCTGACCAAGAATAGTTTCGCTACCCTGATTATAAACATTGCCAACAGTTAGATTACCAGAGACCGTTACTACGTTTGACACTTTATTGTAGGTAAATGCTGTTGTCCCACTTAGGAATCCGGTGTCATTAAACTGTACCTGTGTGTTGCCACCGCCAGGAATACCTGACACCAGTTGAAATGTTAAACTTGTGTTGTTTAGTACTATAGGATCAGCTGTGGTTAAACGAAATTCTTGACCAGCATAGGTATTGCCCTGTGTAGATACCACAGTCATACCACTCTTGATAAACAGATTACTGCTGGCGTCTGTGGTGCGTATCCACCAACCATTTGATCCAGAACCAGGAGTTACAACGTCCCAGATACCATTTTGTGATCCTGTGGTTTGATTTTTTACTAGAATACGCATACCGTTGAATGTTGATACTCCATCAACAGTATTAGGTTGTGTGTTACCTAGATATAGGTTACCAACGTCAGCGGTAGTGGCCACATTGACTGGTTGTTTCCACTCGTCGTTAAAAACCTGTGCCTGATTAATTCTGGTTAACGCCATAATGCTCTCTTAATTATCTAGTATTTATCAAGAAAATAGGACCCTGAGGTCCTATTTCTTTTAACACAATACTGCAATTATGCTTGTGATTCGTTCCACTGAACTTGAATTTCACCTGTAACGTTAACACCAGCTGCTGTTGGTACTAGAGCAGTAACGTTAATAGCTAGTAACTCTGGACCGTCTGGATAGATGTTAAATCCTGGAATACCACTGTTACCAATCTGTTTAACTTGACTCAAGTCTAGCTGACCTGAGTTGGTATAGTTAACTGGAATCGCAAACAAACGTTCACCACCTGTGGCCCAACTTGTACCACCACTAGCGTAACTGTAACCATTGAAACTCAATGAACCAGTGTATTGAGCTGCGCCTAAGATATTACCTGAAGCCACCTGTGTGTAGCTTGGTTGAATAGCACTTGATGGATTGTTCTGTGCGTTAAATGCCTGGTTGTATAAGTAACTCCAAGTTGTGCTGGTAGTACTGATATTATTTGGATTTAGAATACCTTCAACTAGGTAACGTGCACCAGTTGTTTGGCTGACGTTGTTACCAGAGAAGTTAATAATCATGTTTTGTAGAATCAACTGCGCACGATTAACTAGATCACGTGTACCTAAGTCACCTGGAATTTGATTACTTACGCTTGGTGCTAGACGCATTGCAAACGCTGTAATAGTGCTAGATGTTGCTGAACTACCTGTTGGGAACGCAACGTTAGCTACTGAGTACGTATAAGCGTAACCGCGGTCAGTGTCAAAGCCGCCGTCTAGGATAACTGCACTACCCCAGTGGTTCAAGCTCGGTGCTGATGTACTGTTAATTACACGTACTGAAACGTTAGCACTATGTGGCTGAGCATTACCTGCTGAGAATGTAGTGTTTTTACCGTCTTGGAACAGGTTAAAGCTAGCTGCACGTGTCACACCTGTTACTGTAGCTGGTTGTACGTTACTGTAAGTAGTTGGTGAGTAAACAATGTTACCGTAGGTAATACCTGTACATTTTAATATTTCGTTATCAATCAATACCCACACTGGTTGCGTTGGTGTTGGTGTTGGGAAGTGTGTAGCATCTTGTATATAGAATGTCGTATCACTTGATGTAATGCCACTATAGTTAGCACCATAGGTAGCACTGTTACCTAACAAGATTTGATATGGTGTATCATTAATCGCTTGATAACGTGCCGGTAAGTTACCTGAACGCATATATGCTTGATAGTTAAAGTTGTTGTTCATAATTCTATGGCAGAAAATATAATCACCACGTGGGCCACGAACACCAAAGTCAATGAAACCAGCACCGTACCATGTGTACTGAATCATCAACATCTGCATCTTAGTGCCATCTAACAAGTAACCACTTGGACCTGTGCCGTCTAGACGATCAAGGTTCCAATATTTTTGTGGATAACGTTGTTCAATAACTTTACTTGGTTTAATACGCACTTGGTTAGTTAAGCCGCGCCATACTGGACTAATTGTTAGGTTGTTGTCGTCAATAACTGATGTTACAGTGTGTGTCATACCGCGTAGGATAATTTTATCACCTGCAACAAACTGTTGTGTAAACAAGCAAGTACCGTCACCTGCACACAAGTTAGTAGCAACCTCAACTGACACTGTGCCTGTCATATAGAATGTAGCTGCACGTAGGACTACACTGATTGTTACTCCGTTGTTTTCCCAGTACACGCCGTTTTGATCATCAAACAAACCAGCACGTACACTCGCACCTGCCCAGGTAACTGTAGCTATTTTAGGTTGGTTACCCACTACCGGAGTAGTACTACCTAAAGGTGTGGTTACGTTACATTGGAAGCTATTAAATCCAGTAACCTGTTGTACTAGATAGTAGCCATTATAGCCTAGAGTGTTGATTTGTTGCACTAAAACATTAGCACCAATTTGTAGTTGATGTTCTGTGTCTGTGGTAATGTTAATAACGTTACCAACGCCTGTACCTGTAGCAGAGATGCTGGTAATGTCAAAGTTACTGCCTAACAGTGTACCTGATGTCCACATAATACCTTTACCAGATTGGTAACGGAAATATTTCTTAGTCTGTCTAGCTGCTGCCGCACCATGGTGTGGTGTACCAGTACCTAGGTTAACCCCACCGTCTGCCGCACGGTGTGTGAAGAATGAGTTTGGACGTACATAACAAGCACCTGTAACAGGTCCCGTAACAGTACCTCTGGCCACAAATGTAAACGTGGTTGCACTTGGAATAGTCTGAATCACCGCTGGACCAAAACCAAATACTGTACCGCCTGAAGCGGCTATGTTAGCTAAGATTGGTGTACCTGGTGATAGACCATGTGCATAAGCACTAGTAGCTGTAATTGTACTTGGGTTAGCACCATCTGTGGTAAATGAAAGTTGTGGCAAGCTAGCTGTACCGTAGAAGCCTGCATAACGAATATAAGTGTCCCAACGGTTAACTTGATAACCAATTGCTGTATTTGGTGGGTTCTTAGGTACATAGTCTAGATAGTTAGTATACACATCACTGACTTGATATTGTCCTTCTGTTACAGGAGTATAGTGGTTTTGTGTGCTAATAGCTGAGAATTTATTGAAACTATGACCTTTTAAGTTCATAGCCACCAATGGAACACTAGTATTACCAGCTGTGAATATACCTGATAAACGTAAAACTAAACTGCCTGCACCTGCTTGTGCTATTGGAGTTGTGCCCATCGCACCACGTGTAAACTGCGCAATGTTAGCCTGTGCTGTACCAATTGTTGTCATCTGTACAATTTCAACGTTGGTACCACTTACTCCACCTGCGTCCCAGTAGGCTTTGGTAATAATAGTATTAGCGTACATACTGTCTTGTGGTGATGTATTTTGGTAGCCACGGTTAACGTTAATAGTTGTTGAGTTTGGCACGCTGACCACGTTGGCCATTTCTGCTTGACCAACCACACTAATACCTGCGCCTGAAGCAATAGCAATGTTGGCTGAGTTAGTGTTCCATCTGTTACGCACCACTGTTAGCGAACTTGTGCCGCCACCTGCTGTAACTACCATCAATTCTACTGGATATTGTATGTTACCAGTGTTAACAGCAATCATACTACCGTTGACAATAGGTGTACCTGAAGCTACTGCTAACGCTGTTTGACCAGCTGTCAAGCTACTAGTTGTTGATGTAGTTGCTGTAACACCTTGTGCATTAGCATAAATCAATACAACGTTATCACCTGGATTAAATCCAGTTGAGCTAACCACTGTTAGACCACGTTGGTTCTGCGAAGCTACGTTGGTTGTTAAGTATGTGGTCAGTGTTGGTTTGCCCACAGGGTCACTGTTTAATAATAGTGCAAAGTCATTTTGTGTCCAGTTAGGTTGGTTGTTACCTGGACCTGCTTGTGAAAAGCCGTTTGAAATAATCTGTACGTTACTTGAACCAGCTGCCACCGCACCTGATGTTAGGCTGTTACCTAAGAAACTAATGTATGAAATTGTGTTAGCATAAACGTCTGAACCTGGAACTTCATAGATACTTGGGTTATCATTGTTAGTAAATAGACTTTGCCATTTAGTGTTTTGTAAGCCGTACTCAAAGTCAGCGTCAATTAGTGACTGTGGGTTAGCTACACGTAAACGTTCAACTGCATCACGAGCAAATGGGCGATCTACTTGATATGGAGCTTCAACGTAAACGGCTAATTTATCAGTACTAGGATATTGTGTAGTATTAAGGTTTAAAGTAATAGTAGTTACACCATCAATACTAGTTGGGAAGTTACTGTTTGGACCTTGTGTCCAAGTAATCACACCCTGTAAAGTTGCATCAGCAAAGTTGTAAAGGAATGTCTGTGCTGTAGCATCTAAGATCGCTATGACCTGACCATTTGAATAGTTGCCAGGTATCTGCACATAGCCAACCCCTGAGTTGCCTGGTACAAATATGTATTGTTTAATTGCTTGTCTTGCCATGTTTTATGCCCCAAATAATAATGAATTAGCTAACAGTGTAGCTTTTGTCGTTGATGCAAATGAACCATATTGAATTGTGTTTGCTTGGAACATTGCATTTGTAATACTGTTGTTGCTAGGTGTACCAATGCTTAATACATCCCCTAATACCAAACAGAAAAATTTACCGTTGTTGGCACTAGTTGGTGCTATAGCAAATGATATAGTACTGCCGCTGAAGAAATAGTCAACCCCTGGGTTTTGTATTGCACCCCCAAGGCCAACAATAGTAGCGTTTGGGTTACCTGGTGTGTATGGTGCACCTGATACTGTAACGTTAAATGTCACAGTAACACCGTTAAATTGTGAACTAATATCGTCAATTTTAACGAAATTACCTACTTGTGGTCTTTGTCCAATGTATGACATACTATCTCCTAGTTTCTACCCACTACTACTTCAATAACACCTTCTAAGTCATTGTGACTTTCTAAGGCCTTACCAATTACTGACCCTACAACTGGATTAGATTCTGCACGTGCATATCCGTTACCTGCTGAAACTAACATATCACCTTTGTTAATATGACCTTGAACCTTACAAGGAACACGACCATAAAGTGCAACTGTACTTACATAGTTACCTTCTAAACCTTCGTTCATGATGTATCCTGGTTGTGTAGACACTACACCAGCTATACGTGTGTCCATGTTAACTGTTGATTGTGTGACTTCTTGTTCACCACCAAATGATACCACTGTGCCTGGAGCATATTTGGCATCAGCTAAATATTTTTCTGCCAAGTCAGCGTATTGTGCTGTGGTTGCCTGTGCGTAGATAATATTAAAGCCAGCGCCACTTGTACCGATATTGCCTTGACCAGCTGTGCCACCGTTACCAATAGCAATAGCATTGTTTAAACTGTTGACATAGATAGCTCCGCGAATACCCGCGCCACCCATAACCTGTAGTGCGCCTGTTTGACTGCTGGTCGAAGTACTAGTTTGTGTAACGTTAGCATTACCAATCCACAAGTCAGCATAAACATAACTACCATCACTGGTAGTAACTGTTGTGCCTGGAGGAGTAACTAAGTTACTGAACAATCTCCAACGACCGTCTGCCGCTGTTTTGTATAGGCCTGTGTAGCGTTGCGCTGTACCATCATTGTATGTACCAGCAATACCAATATCAACTGCGTTACCTACGTTGGTATTAGCTAAGAATAAGAATGGATCGTTAACTGTTAAACTGTTAGTAGCTGTGGTATTAAACGCACCAGCAACTGTAAATGATCCAGCTACAGTCATTGACCCGCCTAGATACATAGATCCAGTTACGCCAACCCCACCTGATACTACCAGTGCGCCAGTTGATTGGTTAGTTGAACCAGTTGTGCTGGTAGCATATATAGTACCACCCACATAAGTTGCACCTGTAATACCAACGCCACCTTTGACCTGTAGTGCACCTGAGGTAGTGCTGGTTGCTGTTGGAGTGCCTGAAAATACAATAGTATTTTGACCTGCGGCAGTTACACCTAAAGATGTAGTTGTTGGCCAGTAAATACCTGTGGTACTTGCACCAATGCCTGAAATACTTGGAGCAACGTTAGTGCCCAATGGATAAACGTTGGCTGTTAAGTTGATAGTGTTAAGTGCGCCAGCTAGATATGTTACTGAAATATTGTTTGTACCAGCAGTTGGTGCGGTAACAAAAGTTAAACTTGATCCTGCGGCTACATAGTTGGTAAATGGAACTTGTAAGGTACTGCCAACCTGTACAATCAAGTCAGAAGCTCTACCAACACTTTGTTGTAGAGTAAAGTTTACGGTTGTACCATCACCACTAAAAAACTGGTTACTAGTAGCCAGGGTTTGGGTAATTGGTTGTATACCTACGTATGCCATGTTATGAAAGCTCCAAAACGCTCATTACTACGTCAGCTGAGTTAGCAGCTGAAGTCTGAACAAAAACTGCATTATTAGATTGTAATACTACCTTTTGGTCAACACCAACTGGAATTAGTGTACCGCCTGCTGAAATAGGTGCATTATAAATCAAATAGATATTTGCACTACTACCAGCGGCATAGTTGCCAGTGAATATACCAACGTTGGCACTAATAGTAGAGCCTGTGGTATTAGCAACTGCTATGCCTAGTATTACTGAAGATAACACAGTGCTACTTACAGTGTAGTTACCTACCAGTGACCATGTGTTACCAGCGTTTTTGCTTGTTTTTAAATAAAAATTACTTGCCATTTTATGTTATCCTATTAACTTAATGCGATTGCAAATGCTTGCGCATCTGATACTGTGGCGGCTTGGACTCCATTGATGGTTAATCCTGCCGCGTGCGTTACTGATACGGTATTAGCTGTAAGGGTTTCTTGTGTGGTATTAGCTGTAAGACCTGCAACTGACAAGTTACCTGTTGTGGTAATACTACCTGTTGCTGCATCTATCGTTAATGGTCCGACTGTTAAGCCGTTCTGAACTACAAAGTTGGTGTTAGCCATTTGGTTCCATATTCCCCAAGGTTAAATGATTACTTGCTTTAAGTTATTTATCCTAGAGAATTGAAAAGTTCAAGACAAAAAAATAGCACCCGAAGGTGCTATTCTTTTAAGCAATTAACTGGGTAGTTAATTACATCATGCCGTGCATGCCATGTTGTTGATTAGCTGGTTCTTCTTTAGGAAGTTCGTTAATCGCACAGTCTGTGGTTAACAGTAACCCAGCAACACCTGCGGCATTTTGTAGTGCGCAACGTGTGACCTTAGTTGGGTCAACTACGCCTTGCTCTAACAAGTCACCATAGGTATCATTGGCTGCATTAAAGCCATAGTTACCAGTACCGTTGGCCACAGCATTAACTACAACACTAGCTTCGCCGCCTGCGTTTTCAACAATACTACGCAATGGAGCTTCAATAGCACGTAGAACAATGTCAATACCAACTGATTGGTCGTGATTGTCGCCAGTTAATCCAGTGACTGCTTGTTTAGCACGGATAAGTGCTACGCCACCACCAGGAACGATGCCTTCTTCTACAGCGGCTTTAGTAGCGTGTAGTGCATCATCAACACGGTCTTTCTTTTCTTTCATTTCAACTTCTGTTGCGGCACCAACTTTGATCACTGCCACACCACCTGAAAGTTTAGCTAGACGCTCTTGTAACTTCTCTTTATCGTAGTCGCTGGTAGCATTTTCAATTTGTGTACGAATAACTGCTACACGATCATTGATTGCTTCAGCAGTACCAGCACCATCAATAACAATAGTGTTGTCTTTAGAAATTTCAACACGACCACATTGACCTAGCTGTTCAAGTTTGGTATCTTCAAGTTTCATACCAATTTCTTCTGAAATCACAGTACCGCCAGTTAGGATAGCAATGTCCTGCATCATTTCTTTACGACGGTCACCAAACCCAGGTGCTTTAACCACTGCAACTTTGATAGTGCCACGCATGTTGTTGACTACTAGAGTAGCCAGTGCTTCACCTTCTAGGTCTTCACAGATGATAAACAATGGACCTACTTTGGCCACTTGTTCTAGTACAGGAAGGATTTCTTTGATGCTAGAAATTTTCTTGTCATAGATTAAGATGTAAGGCTTGTCTAAGATAGCTTCTTGTTTGTCTGCTTGGTTAATAAAATATGGGCTGAGGTAGCCACGATCAAACTGCATACCTTCTACCACATCTAATTCCATAGCCAAACTCTTGCCATCTTCAACTGTGATAACACCTTCACGGCCAACTTTCTCCATGGCCTGTGCAATGATACTACCAATTTCGTTATCGCTGTTAGCTGAGATAGTGCCTACTTGTTCAATACTAGCTGTGGTTTCACATGGTACTGAAATCTTAGCTAGTTCAGCAACCACAGCACCAACTGCCTTGTCAATACCGCGTTTCAAATCCATAGGATTCATACCAGCGGCTACAGCTTTGTTACCTTCACGCACAATAGCCTGTGCTAGAACTGTAGCAGTAGTTGTACCGTCACCAGCTTGGTCTGCTGTTTTGCTAGCTACTTCTTTGACCATCTGCGCACCCATATTCTGTAGTGCATCTTTTAATTCAATTTCTTTAGCTACAGTTACACCGTCTTTGGTAATGTGTGGTGCACCATAACTTTTACTAATAATAACATTACGGCCTTTAGGACCTAGTGTAACCTTAACAGCATCTGCTAGTACGTTTACACCTTCAATCATTTTGCTGCGAGCTGACTCGCCAAACTGTACGTCTTTTGCACTCATAACTTTTCTCCTTATTCTTCAATAACTGCGTAAACTTCTTCTTCTTTGAGGACCAGAACTTCCTCACCTTGGATTTTAACTATTTGACCAGCGAACTTACCAAATAGTACTTTGTCGTCAACATTTAATGACATTGGTACCAGTGTGCCTGCTTCTGTACGACGGCCAGCACCTACTGCTAGAACAATGCCTTGATCTGGTTTTTCTGCAACGTTATCTGGAATGTATAACCCTGAGCTTGTTTTAGTATCAGCTTCAATACGTTTAACAACCACGCGGTCATGTAGAGGATTTAACTTCATGATTTTATTTCTCCTTAATTAAGCAAGTAAAATGTTTTGCCCCGAAGGCACAAAACTACTAGTATATACTTGATAATACAGTATACACTAGCAGAATTATTTATGTCAAGTGTTTTCTACTCTAAATGATTATCCATCCATACTTTAAAGTCATTCCATTCCTCTTTAAGCATATCTCGTTTCCAAATATTATATTTCTTTGGAACAATTTTAAGATTGTCTATAGTAGACGGACCGTTGTGTTTTTGCGGAATCACATGGTCTGGACTAGGTAAGAATATATCATCACTAGTTACTCTATTCTTACCGCGGCCATAACAAAACTTAAAACCATTATGATAATCAGGACTAATATTGTACAACTCTTCCGGAGTTGCATCGTACTCCGGTTGCATACTCCAGTAGATACATTGTACCATTTTAAGATCCATTTTACCTGTAATTACCTTAAACCAAATATCTTTATTAAGATAAGTTGCTTCATCCATATCCGGATATGGATTATTTTCTACTTCAATAATCTTTTGGTTAATTAGTTCTACATCCATTTTTTGTATCCTTCTGTGAATGATAACAATACTTTGTATGTCTCACCTTTTTCTGTTTTAGGCACAGTAAGTTTATATTTGGTACTGTAAGAATCATATACGTGATATGTAGCGTGTGCAACTTTTACCTCAGGTGCAATACCACTTGGGTTACTTAAAGTATTAAACGCTTCCTTATACCAATTGTTAATTGCTTGCTTACATTGGTCGTGATATGTACCAGAATTTTGACCTTTGTTTACATTACCAAAACGTTTTCCAATTATCTCAGCTAGATCCTCTAGTTTAGGATTTAGGATTGAATTATTTGGACCTTGGTAGTCTACATCTAACCACTCGGGTTCTTGTTGTTTCAATAACTCGCATAGTCCAACTAAGTTTGCTGACTTCATTGGATCATTTGGGTAAACTTTAACTAGCACTGCTGCCGCAGCGTCCATTACGTCAAATCCCATGCGTGCAGATTTATACAAATCTGCCATGTGGCTAATACCTCTTGCACCGTTAGCTACAGGATCCCCTACACGACAAATATTAACAGCCCAACGTTGAGCCCATTGTGCGATATCCCACATAAACTTATCTTCACGGATCGGTGGACGATCAGCCTGGATATAAGCATCACAACGTTCTTTACGGTTGCGATAGTTATCGTATGCTTCTGACGGTAGGTTATCTACATTACAAGCACAGAACTGATCAATGTCTACGTTTTCATCGTCACTGATGCGATATTGTACAGACATATATCTAATACCAAAAATCATACAAGCAATAGTACGGTGTTGGGCATCATTGATAAACAGTCGTTTTAAATCTTTAGTCATGCGCCCAATGCCATTAAACACACTCCATGGATCAAATTTAAAAACAATCTGAACAATGTGACGTGCATATAATGTACGCTGTGAACGATAGTTAATCCATAACTTTTCTACAGCGTGGCGTTCAACGCCTTCCATTGGCATGATATTCATCAAAGGAATATCAATACCCCATAATGCTTTAGTATCTTCTAAGTGCTCTAACAAATCATAAAATGTTTGTAGAAGTTGCTGTTTGCCCCCACGCATATTAGCAAGGAATAGTTTTTCGTCAACTAATTCAAGTCTGCTTTCTACTTCTGTTTGACTAATTTGGTCATATGGTCGTCGTTGGGATACTGGTCCAAGTATTTGGTCCAAATCTTTACCAAAACGTTGAGCAATTACTTCTGGGTATCCTTGATTAGGATATTTTGGGTCAGGGTTAGCAGCCAAGTGATTAACCCAAGATGTTGCTTGTGACATATATTTCTCCTTTGTCCTAAAGTTGAATTAACGTATGCGTAGAACCAACTACGACATACTAGTTACTATTATAGTATCATTTGGTATTGTTGTCAACCTCTTTTTAGAGGTAGCAAACCCGCCGAAGCGGGTTTGGTTATTTTGGGTAACAAGGCATAACTGCCCCGTGGTTGCTGTTTCTTAGGCAGCTACTGCTTCTGTACCACGAGCAAAGCGGAAACCGCGGCCCATAGATACTTTTACAGTACCAAGTGTAGATGCTTTTGCATTTACGGATTTTGCTTGATTTACAGTCATCGCCTACTGTGTTGTCCACTTGCCTACTAAGCCGTCAATCGATACCATGGCACCCCCAACGAAAAACTCTCTTTCAAAAATGCTTTGGTGGAGGCGACGGGAGTCGAACCCGTGTCTTGTCCGTTTTTGGACTCGCTTCATACAACAATTCTTTAATCCCAATATGGAAGTGGTTCCTTAGCATTTAGTATAACTTCATACTCTGGATCCAACAACCATTTTTGGATTTTTCTTTTAGCATCACGGCGATGTGGTCTTTGCATTACCATGTTAACCCACCATCCTTGTGGACAGTTGTTAAACTTATGTGTGCCTGCATCACTGTGATACTTGTTTACTACTCGTTTATACTGCTTGGTTTTTGGGTCCATTGGCACCCAAATTAATCTGCCTGGGACTTTGATCATTTCTCTAGTTTGCCAAGCTAGATCAGTGTGGTCGCCACGCTTACGTCTACGTGTTCTAGACATATTATGCTCCTCGTAAAGTTTACGATCGCATAACAGTCTCCATGTACATTGTTTTCATGTTAATCTCTATTCGTCATCACTGCCCATGTATTCTTCATAGGCTGTTAAAAATTCATCTAGCATGACACAGACGATAATCACCACTACCCCAACAGTAAATATTTCGCCAAAAGTCATCGTACGCACCACATGCCGTTATAGTAAACTTCAACTTGCCCAGTTGCCTTGTTAAGTTGTTGTTCACCGTTGGTTGGCTCATTACTGACGAGGACCTTACTCAAATCCTGTTCAGTTACGCCAACATCAGTATAGTCTTTAATGTCCATACCATATTTATTATCATATGGGTATGCCCATACATTAAATTGAATTTGGTATATGTTCTGGCTTAACTTCTATTGGGGGTAGCTTAAAATCCCAACGCTGTTTAATTGGTCCAAATTGGCTGGCTTGGAATGTAGCACGATCGCCACCTTCCCAATAGGTATTAACCAACGGAATAATAGTCATACCCTGAACCTTTGGTGCATCATCTGTGCTTGGACGTATCCAACACCCTTCATGCTTGATCTTACCTTCTTCATCTTCTGTAGCATAGGTTCGGAAAGGATAATCTTTTTTGACTCTGTCACCCAACTTGCATTCATCCATGGTTAACGTTACATAACCACCTGCGTCATTAGGCATGTATAATTCTTGAACTACTGTGTCTGCTAATGCTGTAGAAGACACAAAAAGACTGATAACCGCTAAGTGTTTAAGCATTTTACTCTCCTCATATTAGCGGTCAGATCATTATGAAGAGATCGCTTACACCAGTATTTACTCTAAAATAAAAAGCCCGCGTCAGAGCGGGCTTTTTAGGTCCTGCTCCACTCAGGCAGCTTCTGTTTCAGTGATACCAGCACGAGCCTTGATTGCTTCTAGGCTAGGCTTAGTAACTTTAACAGTGCCAAGACCTGCATACTTTTCATCTGCCGCGTCAATTGCTGCTGCAAATTTACTGTAAAGGTCTGTGGTTTTCAAGTAGTTTACAGCGTCTAACTTAGACATAGCTGTTGGTAACTCGATAAGGTTAATGTCTGTGTGACCATCTTTGTTTAAGATTTTAACACGGCTAACTAGATCATTAGCAAAACGAACCTTGGTCTTACCATTTAACGTTGAAATACCTGTTACTTTAAACATTTACTACTCCTTCTTGTTGTTGTCTATCTTGAACTACGAAGCTTTGAATGTCTCCAAAGGCTTCACCCATCTCAAACATGTACTCCCAAAACTCTTGCTTTACGGCAGTAGTTTGAAATTCTAGATCAGCAAACACTCCTTTGAGTGCCTGCGGAGTGATGTTGCCACCACAAATTCTTGTTAAATTATTGTATTTCATAAAGCTATTATAGCACCTTTTGATTTGATTGTCAACCAAAATTATACCGCTACAGTGTCATTTTCAACATATTCAAGTTCATCTAAGGCTTCTTGTTCACTGTCAAAGCCACAGACATCATACCCAGTAGCATAGTGCTTGACATACCAACGACCATTACCCGGACTTGCTTCTGTATCAATACCAACTTCACCAACGCCCTGAATTACTTTCATTGCCTTATCCATTGTTTGCTCCTTAGTTAGTCTGCACGTGAACCCATGTAAGCACGGAAACCATGTTTGGTTAACACATCTGCGTAAGCACGTGCACCTGCTTCTTTAACATCCATGCTTTGACCATTGTAGCTACCACAAGTCCATAGGTTCATTGTTTTTGGACGATAGCTTTTCTTAAAGCCCATTTCAGCTAGTGCTTTGGCTTCTTTTGAATTAGTACGCGATACAAACACATCTACCCAAGCAAAACCACAGTAGGCCATTTCACCATGCTGGGCAATAAATGCTTGTTCTGCTGTAATTGCGGCTGTTTGTGCTTCATTTTTAATAGCTTGAATGTCCATTTATTGCTCCTGTGTTGTTAGTGTATGTGTAACATTATACATTCTTTTAACCAAAAAGTCAACCAAAATCTAATCTTAAAAGTGTGGGTTCAACTCTTCTTTGCGGCCTTTGGTAAGTGTCCAAGTGCCATTGCCCACACTGACAAAGTATTCTTTCATAACATCTACATAGTCAAATGTAGCAGAGTCATACACACGTGAACGGAATTCTTTTAGATAAAACTTATGGCCTGTGAATGTAGTCAGATACTTTTTAGTGATACGAGCAACCTTACCTGCGTAATACCAATCACCATTGAAACCGTAACTAACATCATCGCCTACTTGATAATCATGTTTAATTAGTTGCATTTGTCTAGTTCCTTATTGTTAATATGTGTATATTATACAGTCACTTAACCAAAAAGTCAACCAAAATCAGCAGAAAAGGGAAAATATCAGTGACTTATAAGTCTTTGATTTTTTGTAGATAGCCAACTACATTTTCCATGTAATTTAGGGCATTTTTTTGAGATGAAAGTACAGACAACAGTTCTGGACTATTTCTACGTATTAATTCAATTTGAATACTACTATCCATTAGTTGGTGTTTGAGATCTTCTAAGGGCAGTCTGGCCACTAACTTAAACATATTCATATCTCTGAACGGAGTCCAAGTTAATGTTTTTCCTAAATGCCAGTGTTGCCAGTCATTGGCATTGTATTCGCAACACTGTTTTATAGCTTCGGCTAGTGTTGCAGATTGTGCGGGTGTGTTGGATAATTTTTCTATGTAACTACGTTTAAAAAAATCATAATTAAGACTATTTTTAAATCTTTCCTCAGACATTACTTTGACAAATGAAGAGCCGTGGGCCTGCAATAGCTGATCAACTGTTACAGGATTTCTGGCAGTAAATTCATCACCAGGAGCTCCGCTGGCCAACACACAATTTTCTGCCCAATAGTGAATTTGGTTATATGCCCAAAATCTACTCAAATGCCCGTGATTTTTAAGATAAAAATAATCGTGTTCTATATACCCATTTGTAACTATATGGTAGTCGTCAGTGTAGTTTTTTATATATGAAAACAGCAGAGCGGTATCCACGCCACCACTTAAAAATACACGCAAAGGCAGTCTATTGTATTCAATAAACTGTTGAACTTTTGATTTCAGTATAAGGTCAATTTGATCAACTGCCTGATCAAATGACACAGGCGAATCGTCAATTGAGCCAATTGGGTCAAATGCAGTATGGATTAATTCTAGGTTATTGGTAAGACCAACTATTCCATCAGTGTACTGCAACTTGCCTATTTCTCTCAGATTTGTTAATCCAAGATCATAGTCATACCAAATTGGAAAACTTCTGAGATTATCAGTTCTTATCAGCAGGCCACTGTCAGTGACTTTGATAATACAAAAATTGCCGCTATGGGTGGGAGATATTTCTTCACTGATTCTTACAGCAAAATGACTTAGATCTGCGTTGTCTAAATATCCCTTGTACCATACAAGATCACCGTGGTAGTCTTGTACCTGTGTCCACCCATCATCTAAATTTATAACAAAATGATCAGTTTGATAGTTATGTTTAAAATTAGTCTGTGCAGTTTTGCTAATGTGAAAAAACATTATCTTTTTGTAATCACCTCGTCAGCAAGCCCATAGGCCACTGCTTCTTCTGCTGATAAGAATGTATCAAACTTCATAGTGTCAAACAATTCTTCGTAGGTCTTACCTTGCGTATTATGTTTGACATAGAGTTCAGTTAGACGTTTGTTAATGCGCACACTTTCTTCAAAACTACGTTTAGCATCTTCAAACTGTAGATCTTGTACGTGTACACTACCACGTGTGCCAGGAGTACCTGAACTAACACGATGGATCATTGTACGTGCTTCTGGTAAGACAAAACGCTTGCCTGGATGACCTGCTTGAGCAAGGAAACTACCCATACTACATGCCTGCCCAAGAACAATAGTACGCACATCTGGACGGATAAACTGCATAGTATCATAGATAGCCAAGCCAGCAGTTACACTGCCACCTGGACTGTTGATATAGAATAAGATGTCTGCTTCTGAATTTTCTGCTTCTAGGTATAACATCTGTGCTACGATTGAACTGGCTGTATGTTCATTAACATCAGTATCTAACATCACGATACGATCTTTAAGTAGACGTGAATAAATGTCATAGGCACGTTCGCCTTGACTTGTACGTTCTACTACCATTGGGACTAAATTTGACATTTATCTTCCTTTTGTTCGTTCTTGTAATTCTTGACAAAATACGCAGAGCTTGACTCCGCGAATAGCTGACCTACGCTTTTCTGGAATTTCATCTCCGCACTCTTCACAGTGCGTAAGGCTTGGTTGCGCCGCTTGCTGTTCTAATTGGCGGCGCACGTTAGCGATAGCATTCATGTTGTTGTGGATGGCATGTAACTGCCCCATTTCGGCTTCTTCTTCGTTATTGTACACGAAGTCGTCGTTTATTTGGATTTCTTTTACGGTCATAGGCTGTCTTCACTTAGTAGCGGTTTATCTAATTTATCTCTGGGCGGTTCTAACTCACTTAACTTCTGATACATTGTAGCTAAAAGTCCTCGCAGACTTTCCATACGAGGATCTTTAACATCAGTGTGTCTGATGATATCGTGTACTAGCCCAATTTGGGTCTGTAATTCTTCTAATTTATTTTTATCTACCATGAACTATTATAAAACACTTTTAGGCCTAAGAACAACTGGCTGCGTGCCTCCTTGATAAATTTTAAATCATCTTCGTAGTAGTAATCATCACTTGGATCACCCCAGAAGAACCCCGTTGCTTCAACACCTTTAACACGACCTCGTTTGAGATCTTCTTCAAGTTGGTCAATGTCTTCCCAGGTCAGCTCTAGTTCATCACCGTTGAACTCACCTTCATTGCCTTTACTGACCCAGAGATTGTACATCCAACCATGTAGGTTTGGATGCTTGCGCCAGTAGGCGATTTCAATAGGTTTACTTACTTTGGGATTAACATACTCACCAGTTTCTTCGTTGAACTCACAGGTGTCCCAATATTCACTATTTTGACCTGCTTTGGCAGCAACGTAAGCATACATGTCTAAACCCATGATTGACCTTTCATACTTAAAAACATAAGTGTTATTATACTATCAGTTTATGGTTGTGTCAACCAAAATTTCATTAAATATTAAAATGATTATCTATAGTGATACCAGTGTTTGCGATAGTTGGGCAGAATTACCTAACATTACCATAGTAAAAAATATTAATGTTTATATGGATTCGCCAGGGCCAAAAACCGCAGTATTTCATGCGCCCTTTCCTAGGTATTCAGATTTTGATCATTTAGAAGAAACTTTCAACCAAATATATGATTCTAGTGAGCAGATAATACTACTGGTCACAGAACTACACGATGTCACTGTAGATTTCATTGAAAAGTTTGATCGCCCTAAAATAGTCCTGTTCTTAAATGGTGATTTAAATTTCAAACTAGATCATGCTACCTACTATCACTACCATCATTGGTTTGAGTCTACTACGTTGTTTTATAAAAATAATCAGTTTCTACTAGACAAGTTAACTCCTTATACTGCTAAACCTAAATATTTTGACATATTATTAGGACAAGAAAGAAAACATCGTGATGAAATATTTTCTTATATCAAACACAATAACCTAGATGACAAAGTTATTCTAACCTATATATCTAGTATAACAGAAAGTTTTCAAGAAAAATCCGCCACTGAGTGGCAATGGGAAAGTGAAGGATTAGAAATTCCTGATTGGCCTATTAGGCATACTATACGCCCAGTAAAATACTACAATCAAATAATTTCATTAAGCCAGATCATTCCATTGAGCATTTATAACCAAACAGCCTACACAGTAGTAGCAGAAACATGGGGGATTGATAATCGCTTTACCTTTAACACTGAAAAAATCGTCAAACCTATTCTAGCTGAAAGGTTATTTTTAGTGGCCAGCAATCAATACTATCTACGTAACTTACGTGCATTGGGATTTCGTACATTTGACACGGTCATAGATGAAAGTTATGATCTAGAACCTGATTATAAAATCAGATGCCAAATGATTGGTGAACAGATAAAATTCTTAGCTGGTCAACCTCAGAAAGAACTTTTAGCTAAAATTAGTCCAATAACAAAGCATAACCAAAGTTTGATGTTAGGTACTGATTGGTATGGAGAATTTTTAAATTCTCTTGGCGCAATTATAGTTTAAATACTAGTGTGCACCATACGTTAATTTTCAATTTAAGCTCTTATCAACCAGAATATCGCAGAAGTCTAGGCGGTCATCGTATAGCCTCTTGGCTACGTGAACAAGGATGGGATGCCGAAGTAATTGACTTTATTGAATTTTGGACTTTAGAAGAATTACAAGAACTTTGTCGCGAACGTCTTAATGATCGCACAGTATTTGTTGGGTGTAGCACAACATTTTCTTATTCTAGTCCATTAATACAAAAATTGTTTATATGGATTAAGGCAACATATCCTAAAATTAAACTGGTTGTGGGCGGGCAAAGCCTAGGACGTATTATTATACCTGCTGATTGGTACATTGAAGGATATGGCGAACATGCTATCTTAGAAGTAATAGCTCATCTGTTGGGTAATAATAACAAAGTCAAATACTCTCTATGGAACAACGGCAAGAAATTTATCAATGCCATACACAGCTATCCAGCTTATCCAATGTCTAGTCTGCGTGTGCAGTACGAAGCTAGAGATTTTATACGTGAATTTGAATGGCTAGGTATTGAGATTGGGCGAGGTTGTAAATTTAAGTGTGACTTCTGCGCTTATCCTATACTGGGAGTCAAAGGTGATTATTCTAGAGCCGCAGATGATTTTCAACAAGAACTTCAGGACAATTATGATCAATGGGGAGTCAGCCATTATTATGCCGCTGATGAAACATTCAATGATCGCACAGAAAAAATTATTAAATTTGCAGATGCTGTTGAAAATTTAAACTTTAATCCTACCTTTATGGGATTCATACGCCCTGATTTGCTAGTGTCGCGTCGTGAAGATTGGGAACATCTACTGAGAATGAGATTTTTTATGCATCACTATGGTGTAGAAAGTCTTAACTGGCAGTCAGCTAAAAGCATAGGCAAAGGCATGCCTACTGAAAAGTTAACTCAGGGATTGTTAGAAGCCAAGCAGTGGTTCAAACAATATGTTCCATATCATGGGGTAATGAGTTTTATTGTTGGATTACCGCACGAAACAAAAGAGACTATTCAAACTACATTTGATTGGGTTGATGCCAATTGGCAAGATCAGCATGCAACTTTTTATCCATTAAACATTGTTGTTGAGGATCGTCACAAATCTACCATTGGGGAAGATTGGGCTTCAAGAGGCTACAGAATTAAACCTCTTGAAAATATAAGCATGCCTGAAGAAAGTCTGGCACGCACAAACAATCTGCCATGGCATGATGAAATTTTAGGATTACACTGGGCCAATGATCACATGGATTTAAAATGGGCCATTGCAACTATCAATGATTGGAATGCAACTAAACAGATAAAGCATTCTGTATCAGGGTGGGCGTTTGGTCAGGTCCTGCCCTATACCAATTTATCAATTGAACAATTTGTTAATACACCTGCAGAAAAAATAAATCATTTTATAGTCCAACATCAGACTAAAAAATTAATTAAAGAATATATTAACTCAAAGATCAATTATAGATAGTTGCCGAGCACGTTCGTATAGTGCAAAACTAGCCAAATTCTTACCCTTGCTTTCGCACATGATGTCAAACTTGTCTAAGAATGACAATGCCCAATCGTTACAAGCAGTGTTCCAGTAGAAGTCACTGTGCGCACGCATCTTACTTTTCTTGTAGCCTTGCTCTAGTAGTAGGCTGTGGTTAGGAGCTGTACTAGATGAATGAGCGGGGAGAACGTCTTCTCTGGATACACTATAGTGTAGCGTAGGACGCAGGCCGCGCCAACTGTCAAGAATGCGTGCAATTCTGGCATCCTTAAGATCAATGTAATGCCCTTCGCGGATCCAATGGTGGTGGATATCAAGAACAATAGGTACAGTATCGACAAGATTGAGGCAATCATCAAGACCATGTTTCATTTCCTCGTTTTCAATGGTAATAGTGTTGCGTGCTTCAACACTGAGTTTAGGGTAGACATCAAGGATACCTTGATAGCCTCTACGACCTGCAATATGCACGTTGCATTTAAAGTCTTGGAACTTTTGGCCATAGCCCATCATGCGAATCATGTCCGCATGATACTCAAACTCTGCTATACTCCTGGCGACAATATCGTCATTATCGCTAGCCAAAACAGTAAACTGACCAGGATGAAAGGATAAACGTACACCACGATCCTTAGCAACCAATCCAACTTCTGCAAAAAGCTGTTCACAACGCCTTTTAACATCAGCTTGCTGCCAATAATAAGACCAGCTAGACTCAGTATATACAGGCAAGATGTCACTGCTAATACGTACCATGCGAAGTGATTCATCTAAGTTACCTACCCTCTCAATTAGTTTGCGAGTGGACATAATGTTTTGTTCCATTAGGTCCCATAGCCGCTGTTCAGCTACTTCGCGGGATTGACGATTAAGCCAAGCCACTGTAGTAGTACCTGTATTGAATTCTTTTGCAGCGTCTGTGGATTTGATACCCTCAACTTGATCAGGGCGATCAATCCACTTGCAGGCAAAACCGATGCGTTTGATTTGTGATGTCATAAAACTATTATAACACCAAAATGTCTTTATGTCAACCTACTTTACCAAAACTTGCCCACTGTGTTGCGCCCAAACAAACCCAGCCAATTGCTGAACCAGGCATAGGACTTTCATTCCAAACTATAGTACCTGTGATAGCAGGATAGTTTGGTATTGTCGAAGCTGAGCTCATAGGAGTATTACCTATGCGTAGGTTTTCTATTTCTACACTACCATCAGGATCTAATAGAATATTTTGTTTGTTATTAGCACCAATGACCAACTGTTGACTACGTGGTGTGCCAATATAACCTGTGTCTTGACTGCGTTTGTTCACTACCACTTCAACTTCTTGGTCCCAAACACTTAACACCGCAGTAGGATCAATGGTGTTTACTCCTACTCGTCCCTGTGTAACATACAAGGTATCAACTAATAGATTTTCACCTGATGTCTGTAGGTCGTTAACCACACCCAAACGTCTGATGTTGGTATCAATGATATGGTATCCTAGCCTATTACCACTGACAATTTCTTTCCCACCTTGTGTGATCTTGTCTAGATCAATACCATCAGCCTGCATCTTTTTAAAGATAATGTCGCTGAATCCTGAAAATAAATCATCTGTTAGTAATTCTTTGACTGCTTGACTGGTTTGTTCTACCAGCTTTAAAAAGCCCTTGGCATCAGCCGCTACTTCACCATTAATCACCAAACGGCCATTGAGACTGATGTCACCTTTGACTGTGAGTTGTGGAGCAAACAATGGCCCTTCAAATGCAGTACCACGATCCATCAAGGTCATCTGTACACGAGTACTTAGATCTTCTATGCCTGTACTGCCAAAGTTTGTGATAATACCGCCGCTGACCTGGTCACCTGTTAACTTTAGTCCTGAAAAATCTATGCTGTTGTGACTGATACTTTTTTCTGGGAAGCTGGTAGTCTGTAGCATACTGCCTACTTTGTTCTGCACCAATGCTCCAATAACTTCTGTGACGTTTACTGCGGCTAGTTTTTGATTGATGTAGCTGCTGATCTGTTGGTTAGCAGTTGCAGTTAGGTTTTTATTAATCTGGTCAGTTAATTGTGCTACAATCTTTTGCAGTTGTTCATCGCTGGTGCTAACAAAGTTAAAATTGTCCAGGCGTGTACGGATTTGTTGTTCAACAAGGCGTTGTACAACGCTGTCAAATTCAGTATTGGCAATTTTAGCAACGATTTCATTGGAAATTTGATCGCGTAGTTCAGCTTCGATAGTGCCTTTAAGGCTGTCTATGATGCTGGCGACAATAGGTTGTAACTGTTCATTGATATCCATAACACCTCTTTGAAAAACTTAGAAACTAATTGAAATAACGTGTTCGTAGTTTTTCTTGATTAAACTTTTATACATCAAGTTCTTATGTACATAAAAACTCTTTGCTCCAGCATCAATGCTGAATTTAGCCATCTGCTTGAAAAACATACTGCGACGAGCAAATGGGCCGGTGGTCACTGCATTAGCACCATGCATCTCATATACTGTGGTGCTCCAACTATTTCTATCATTGAAATCATAATGATGATACTCTAAAAATAGTTTTGTATCGTTGTGTGCGTGAACTGCCAATGGTTGACTAAATTCACGATCACGGAAATCTTGGTTCTTATAGTCACGTAAGGTGGTTATAATAACATCTTTGGCTAGATCACTAGCTGACTTTATTTTATCTAACTGCTCTTGTTCTGAGTTGGCAAAGGTAAAATACTCATCGCTGGCCACTACCCAATTAAACTGCTTTTTATATTCTTTTAATTCTGCATCAGCAATATATACGTATTTAACTCCTGTAGTGTCTAGGAATTTTTTTGTATCTGCTGTGATACCTGTAACAGCTATCTGTTTATATTTGGCACCCAACATCATAGGACTGAATCCGTAGAACAGTACACTGGTGGGAACTGCTCCATGATGCTCTGAGATTGAACGAAGAATTTCTTGCTTCTTGTCAATAACTTCTTGGCTTTTAGGATTAAATTTGAAAGCACTTAAACTGGCTTCAGAATACGTGGCAAAACCTTGCGGCATAATTGTTTCCATTTGTAACTATTTAGTTTATTCTCTAACTAAATCAAGCGTTACACAATGGAAGCTGCCTCCTAGTGTGCGGCTATGGCGCAATTTTAATGGAATACTGGTAATACCTACTCGCTCTAGGTCTTTAATAAGCTGGGTCTGCGCCGCATCAATGATCACAGTGTTTGGATCAACACTCAGCATATTCATACCAACCCACTTGCTGGCATAGGGATATTGATAAAAGTCCTGTGCTACTACATCCTGTACCCAAATCTTCTCCCATCCATCAAAGGCTTTTGGGCAGTTTACTTGATTAACACGACTAGCATTTAATACAACTAACCCTTCACGCAGTGGTGCTATGGTTGAATCAATATGCACACCGCTGTAGAAGTTACATAGTTCTATTTTGATTTGTGGGAACTGTTGACATAACCATTCGTAGGCCTTACGATTGCCGCTGGGGCTTTCTAAGTATAACCAAGTGTTACCTAAACGGCAAATGTTAGCGGCATCTAAGGTCATACCTTGACCACGCGGCATATTAAACACCATGCGTGCTGAATTAGTCACCGCTTGTAGTGCTTGAATTTCTTGATCACGGCAAGGATACATCATAGCAGGATCAACTACACAGCTACCCCATATTATCAATCTATCTCTAGGACAATAATTGTACATGCCACCTAGCTCTTGAAAGTTCATATCTGCGGGACGATGGACTTCAACGCCTATTTGTGTCAAGACATTGGCTAGGTCATCTAGATCCTCATTGGCTTCGTCAATGATCCACTGCGGCACTGGGCCACTAGGCACTGGTGTTTCTTTCCAAGTGGTCTTAGAACTTTCCTGAGCAAACACAGGATCTGTACTAGGCCAATTGGCATGTGTTGCTGATCCTACGACCACTGATTTTAGTTTTCCCCATTCATTACTTGTGCTGATCTTCATACGTGTCCTGTAACTTGTAGTGTGTATCTTGGTGTGTAGCCCATGTTAGCCGCTAGGTGCGGAGTATCGTACCACCATACTACCACATCACCCGCTGACCATTTAACCACAGGTTCACCTGCTACTTCTAAATAGTGGCCACTGGCCCAGTCTTCTAAAAACACAATAGCACGATAAATGCTTTGATGTGTAGTTTCTAATTCAAATACGTCAATATAGCGTTTATAAGTGTCTATATGATTAGGTAAGATTGTACCCGAATCCATGCGATAATAACTAGTACAGACATCTTTCCACTTTAGCTGTTCTTCAAAGTAAGCAATAATACGATTATTCCATACAGGCTGTGTCTTGCGCATATCACACATGCTGCCCACAAAGTTATCAGCAAAGCCCATGTCTGTCCAACGTGCAGTGTCGCTGGGATTGTTAAATGGTTCTTTGCTATAATCTAAATGCAGATATGCATCGCCCCAAAACGGCTCTATGTTAAATCTGTCCACGTGTGTTTCCGTAGTGAATAACAGTATACGATGGGTTACGTGTAGAGTACCTACGCCATGGATCTACAATAATGCTACCGTGGCCTGGTGTAAAATATAGTTGTTGTTCTGGCAAGTTACCTGTATAGCCGTAGGTAATCTGACGATTGTGTGCTAGTAGAACAATACCTTCGGTGTCGTCATACACCGTATCGCCTGTTAGAGGATCACTGTACAAGTATTGTGCGCCATGTTCCTCTAGATAACTACCAATTAATAAGCTGTAACTGCCTTCTAACATATCTACATCTGGCTTGTAGGCCTTGCCATGAATAATAATTGGCATATCGTGTGTGTTTTGTAAATCTATTAGGTATAATGCTAGGTTCTCTGCTTGCTTTTCACGAGCGTGCATGACTGTGTCAAATATATCATAGCCTAGATCTAGTCTTTCTGCTAGATATCGTAGAGCAATATTATCGCGAGGATGACAAGGGCCAGCATCGCCCATGCCTGCGGTCATGTACTTAGGACTCATAATACGTATAGTTGATTCTGCTAGGGCAGATGTTACTACATCTACATTCATGTTGCCATTCTTCATGGCCACATCTTGTATCATATTAACTAGGCCAATCTTGGTTGATATAAATGTATTGTAAAAGACTTTGATAGCTTCTGCTTCGTCCCATGTGCCGATAGCGTAGCGTGGATTGTTAGCCATGAGGGGTTGGTAGAAGTCTTTGAGTAATTGTGCATCACCTGTTAGGCTACCATCTTCTGTGCCAATGATAACCATTTCTGGATTAACCATATCCCAGGCAACACTGCCCATGGCTATTAGGTAAGGATTATAGATAAAACGTGCGTTGGTAATATGACGACGTAATTCACGTCTTGTTGTGCCAGGTAGTACCGTTGAGATTAATACCACTAGTTGATCTTTGGTCACGTATTGATTGATGTCAGCTAAGACTTGATTAGCAATGGTGTAATCAAAATCTTTATTAGCCAAATGTGTACTAGGAATAGATCCATCATATACAGGATCATGTGGTGTTTGTACTGCTACAAAGATTACGTCTTTGCCTCGTACTGCACCTTCTAGTGTATCAGAAATCTTAATCTTCTTACTGTGTTTAGGGTAAATATCATAGCCAGTTACATCATATTCTTGTGCCATTACTTCTGCACAGGCTAGGCCTAATTTACCGATTCCAATGAATCCTACTGTTTTTAATTGAATTGACATAATGCTCCAAATTGATCATATCTACGAATTTTTTTTAAAAAATGTCTTCCCAAAATCAGAGGGATATTTTCGTCCCAATGGGGTTGTGACTAAAGATAATGTAAATGTATTTAATAGAAATAGTTCCAATTCTAAAATATTATTCTATGATCAAGAGCCATTCCTAAATGAAGTTGAGGATTTACTTGGTTGGTTTAAAACTCCAGAACCCTTGACTAGAATTACAATCTTTGAAGATCTTAGATACCCTAAATTTAAAGAATATTCATTAGATGAATTGTATAATCTGTATTTCAATGATCCTAATACTGATAAAACAGCCAATCATCCAGATGTTCATGCTACTACGTTGGCTTATCCTAATACCTTTTTTAAAGAACCACATATAATAGTAGTTTCTGAAATATCAGAATATCTGCAGACTCTATTAAAAAATTATGAATTGAATCCGCTTTACTACTTTTTCCATGGCTTTGCGGCCTTAGATTGGTATCGTGGATTCTATGCTTTGAACTTTAATAAATCAATAGTCAGATCATATGACTATGATTTTACCTCGTTTAATAGAATTATCAACTATGATCGTAGCTATAGGATTTACTTGATTAGTTTGCTAAAAGCTCAAGGTCTATTAAACAAAGGGCTAGTCAGTTTTAATGTTACTGACAACGCATTTGATGATTGGCGTGATGAAGTTGCTGATCCAAATAGTAAACTAAGCGAGTTTGCAAAACAGCACGCAGAAACTCATTTGGTTAATGTTGATAAATTAGTCATAGACCATGCAGAATTGCCAGGTAGTGCCAGTGCTGACATTCCTAGAGGAAATGATGCACTGTGGAACATTGTAACTGAAACAGTGTTTTACTACAATAAGCTACATCTAACTGAAAAGATATTCAAACCTATCGTCAGCAAGCAACCTTTTATGCTCGTGGCTGCACCAGGTAATCTTGCCTACTTACGCAGTTATGGATTTAAAACCTTTGATGGAATCATTGATGAAAGCTACGATCTTATTCAAGACAACGATCAGCGCACTGCCGCAGTAGTTGATCAATTGGCATGGTATTGCGGTTTATCTGAAGATGAAAAATTAGATGTCATAAAGCGTATAGAACCTATTGTTTTGCACAATTTCCATCACTTTTATGGCGAATTCCGCCACATAATCACACAAGAATTAATCACTAATGCAAAGACCTTGTTTAAAGATCTAGGCTATGATGACAGTCACATTAACTACCATGATATCTATCATGTGCTGACCCATTAAAATCTCACCTAAATATAAATACTAGTATAATAAAAATAGTATTTCAAGGAGCAGGACATGGGTGATGTATTCAAACTCATAGGTGATTTAGGTTTTCCTATCGCAGTGGCGCTAGCAGGCGGCTATTTCGTTTATCTCACAATTAAACTATTACTACAGGGTGTGCTAGGCTCAATCAAGGGCATGGCAGGTATTATCACAGCCTTAGATAATCGTGTAAAAACAATGAACCATGACGTTATCCGTATTGATACTATTGTAAGTAATGCACTTGGACTTAGACCAGACACTGATCGTATTGCACGTGCAGATGGTAAGACGGACGCCCGTCGCGATTAGCTATATCGTAAAAATGACGCAAAGATATAAATACATATATGAACAAATATTATGTATATGAATATCTCAGAGAAAATGGCACTCCTTATTATGTAGGTAAAGGTAGTGGGTTTAGAGCGTATTGTAAAAGGCCATATAAACCCAACGACAAATCTCGCATACGAATTGTTGCTGATAAGTTGACTGAACAAGAAGCATTTAATTTAGAAGTAGAACTAATTGCAAAATACGGTAGAAAAGATTTGGGCACTGGTATTTTAAAAAACAAAACAGATGGTGGAGAAGGGCCTTCATTGACTGATGATATTAAACAAAAAATATCTGTAGCAGGAAAAGGTAGAACCCCTTGGAACAAAGGACTTACAGCATCTACTGATAAAAGAGTAAAAGAAAATGCTAAATCTCGTTCTCGTGTTAGATATAGCGAAGAAACAAAAAAAGCATTTATGAAGCCAAAGTCTGAAGAAGGTAAAAAAAATATGTCCGTGGGACAACTAGGAAAAAAATATCCTAAAAAGGCTTGCGAGCATTGTGGCAAAGAAATACCAACAAATGCAATGGCTTCTCATATGAGAACTCATAAGGGAGAGATTAATGTTTAAATTACCACATCAAGTATGGCTAGAGCAACAACCAAAGCATACCCAAATATGGTTAAAGAAACAAGCAATCTGGCACGATGCTGATTTGTTTAGATTCTTAGTTATAGGTATGTTATTAGGATTTTTAATTGGGCTGATATTTTAGGAGATAGATAATGGCATTAATGGATACAGTAATGAAAATGGTAACACGTGAACCTAAACCAGGTGATGATAAAGCTCCGGCCACAGGCGGCCCTAGTCGCAGTGAACGCGAAGCAAAGATCAAAGGACACGCTGGCTTAGTAATTAATATTTTTGCTGCCTTACTAGCATTTAACGTTTGGTATGGCGGTGGGTTAAGTTCAACTATTATGAACAACACTATCAAAGCAAACGATATTTGGAATTTTTATCAAGCAAAATCAATCAAACAAACAGAATACGAACTAGCTGCACAGACTACCTCTGATCCAGTCAAGGCTAAAAAGTTTAGTGAAAAAGCCGCTAATTATGAACTAGGTGACGAAGGCAAACCTGCACTGTTTGAAAAGGCTAAAAAGTTAGAAGAAGAACGTGATCATGCTAAGAAAAAATCGCCGTGGATTGGCTACGCTGGCACAGCATATCAACTAGCGATTGTTTTACTTTCAGCAAGTATTTTAGCAGTTAGCATGGCACTATTTTGGACCAGCTTTGGCGTATGCGCAGTTGGCATACTGCTAATGAGCCAAGGTCTTTTCCTTTGGTTCTAATATGAGAGTTGCATTAATTTGGATTTTTTGGTTAGCACTGGTGTTTTGGTGGCTGACTCCTGAGATAGACTCTATCAAAGATAGAGTAGCGGAACATAACGCACAAATTCAAAAGGCGTTAGAGGAGTAGTATGGATATTGTAATGTTAATCAATAAGTATGGCTTCCCCATTGTCATGGCAGTGGGCATGGGCTATATTATCAAATACGTATGGGAATGGAGCACAAAAGAAGTTAAGCCTGTGATTAGCGATGCTAACACTGTGCTGATTGCGCTTATTGATCGTATACGTATGCTAGACAATGACCTAATACGCTTAAATCAAAAAGTAAACACAGTCTTACACCTACGTGGCAAAACAATTGAACACGAACGTGTTGAAGCTGAAAAAGAAATTAATATGAAAGTACATAAAGCTAAAACAGAAGACGACCAAGCCGCATCAAGCGGCGAAGGTTAACTTTTAATTAGCTCTTCTGCCTCTGGAAAGCGTGTATGTGCATTGCGACTTCCAAGTAGGGCAATTATACGCTGACCTAACTGCGTATTCATCAGCATTACCAAACATCCGCCACTTTGGTGAATATACCCAGTTTTACTTACAATAATATCATCGTCATGTAGTCTAACAATAGGGCTGGTATTAAATGCCTGATACCAATGTTTCTTTACTTTAATCTCAACGCTAGGTCGAGTAGCACTGACTATGTTGGGATAACTTTTAGCACTGATAATAAGTTTAATTAAATCGCGAGCTGTACTGACGTTGGTTTCCTCTAGGCCAGTGGGATCAGTGTAGTGTGTGTTGGCCATGCCAAGATTGATGGCCTTGAGATTCATAGCCTCTATACAACTATCAACTCCGCCTGGATAGTTCGCGCATAAAGTATAGGCCGCAAAGTTATCACTTTTAACCATGGCTAGATCAATTAGGTCTTGGCGAGTAAGTGTTTTAACACTATGAGGTAAGTGTGTATGATATTGGCGGGTTAACTTATAGTCTAAGATAATCACGTCATCTAACGGCTGGCGAGAATCTAGCACAACCATAATGGTCATTAGTTTAGTAATACTAGCAATAGGGCGTGGTTGATCTGCATCTTTCTCAATAACAACTTGTCCTTGAGTATCAGTGACCAAATAGCTCTTAGCAGTTACACCAGCTTGTACGGTAACTGCAAACGATACCAAAAGAAAAAATATAATTTTATTCATAGTTAATAACATCCGTTATGACATTTCGTTTAATTAACTCTTTGAAGTCTTCCATGTTGTCTGCCTTTGGTGCGCAATACCCGCAGAAGCATATAGATTTTGCACACTTGACCACAGGCATAGATTTAGTTTCAAATTGCTCTTTAAGATTATTGATTAGTGCTGAGCTATTGCTCAAGTTGCCAATTGGTTCTACTTTGCCAGTGAATGACATCTTACAATCTTTATTAAAATAGACCTTGCCAGTGGTCTGTTGAACAAATAAGAAGAACCAATTTACACTACAGTTCCAGCCAAAGAATCCCTGTTTAGGCACAAATACCACAGCTGATTTCAAGTCTTTGTTTAAGGACATTTTCCTACCACCACAACATGCACGACCTTCACAGATGCTTACAACATCGCTGGTATCTGTTGCTATATCATTTAATTGTTCTATAGCTGGTTGATTATTTTTTGAATTGGTATTAGAAATCCAAAATGTTTTAAACTTTGAATATTGATCAGCGGTGTATGCTAGTTCTGGATTATCAAATGGTTTGGGTATACATCTAATATCGTGTTGCTTACAAAATTCCACAGCTTCAGATGATTTAATCCATAACTCAGGTACGGTGTGCATCATTACCACACATTTTACACGCTTGTTATTGTTCTTTAATTCTAATAGATTTTCAAAGAATATCTTTTCTTGTTTAGGAAGATTTTCTGCATGATAGCTGACTGTAAATTCATCTATTAGATCTATTACTTTGCTCCAGATACTTTGTTTAACAATAGCATTGGTAGTGGTGGTAATAGTTAATTCCCATTGGCTGGAATACTTTTTATATTTTTCTCTGCAGGCAGTGAGAATATCAATGATGTCTGGATGATACAAACTTTCGCCGCCATAGACGTTTAATACTACCTTACGTTGAGTGGGCTTTTTATTGGCCATGTATAGGCTAACGTACTCATACATAAAGTCAATAGTTTGTAAACATTCATCTAGCGGAGGATGAGGTAACGAGTTATCGTGCCCTCCTTCTTCACCTATTTCGCAATAGCTGCAATCCAAATTGCACTTTTTGGTTAGTTCCCAATCTAATAGAAAGGCTGGTATATTATTGGGATCTAGAGCGATCCCAATTGATTTAATTTCTTCCATTATTTGCTCGTAGCGTGATAAGTGCCGTCCCAGTTAGCTGGAACTCCCTCTTCAAGACGCTCAATCATCTTGTGATAGTATTCTTTAATTTCTACAGTTGGATCAGCTTCTAGTTCACGTGCCCATTTAAGTGCGGCAACCCAATTGCCACGTAGATATTCTTTCTTATATTCTTCGTGTTTGTATGCGACTGTATGACCCACAGCATAGATATCTAAGCCGATGGTTTTGCCTTTAACAGCAATGTTGTCTAACCATACCACAGGGAAGTCATCTTTACAATACTCAGCAGTCTTAGGTCCAATGATTAGTAATACACCATAGGCCTTAGTTTGTCCTTCTAAACGTGCCGCAGTGCTGACACTATCACCTAAGACATCATAGCCAAACTTACTTTTAGCACCAATGTTACCAATTAAAGTTTCACCTGTGTTAACACCAGCACCCATGCCCACTGGTGGACGACCTTTGGCTGTTAGTTCCTTGTTGAAATCAGCAATGGCATCAATCATTTCTAGTGCTGTACGTACCGCAGTCTTGGCATGGTTAGCATCATCCAATGGAGCACCATGAACGTGCAGGCTGGCATCACCAATGAACTTGATCAGTGTACCGTCATTCTTAAGCACAGGAATACTCAGTGCTGTCATGTAGTCGTTCATGATCTGTGTAAGTCCTTCTACATCATCACCAAACGATTCGCCTAGGGTAGTAAACCCACGCAGGTCTGTCATGACAATTGATAGTTCTTTACGCTCACCACCTAGTTTGATCAGCTCTGGATTCTTTTGCAAGCGTTCTACTATAGTAGGATTAACATAGCTGCCAAACTGTTTCTTGATCTGTTGTTTCTGTAAGAATTCACTAACAAACTTAACACCATAAGCGTGTAGCATAACAAGAACTACACCTGCTGTAGGCACAATAGCATCTATTAAGAACTTGTAGTGCGCAAACACATACATGCTTGCTGGAATTAAACTAGCAGTTAATACAACACCTACACCTAGGCCAACATATACCCAACGTGATAATATTAGGATAATAAGTGAGATAACTACAAGTGCTAATAGTTCAGCACCAGGAGCCCAATCAGGACGTTCAATATTTACATTGTTAGCCAGCGTAGCAACTACAGCGGCCTGCATGTCTTGTGGCCAAACACTGCCTTTTGATGTTGCTACTGGATTACCAATACCTGCGGCACTGGTACCTACAATAACAATACCTTTCTTAAAGTCTTTAGGTAGGTTAACTGCTGATACAGGAATACTCTGTTGACTCCAGTCTACCCAGATACGACCTAGGCTGTCTGTACTAATAGGACGGAAGCTAGGCACACGCATTTTCTCAACGCCATTCTCATTTAGCTTAACTTGGAATGTGTCATCATTACTAATAACACGCAGTACTTCTAAAGGAACGCTGGGATATAAGCCACCATTATAGCCCACAAACAATGGCAAGCGACGATTAACACCATCAATCTCTGGCATAGTGTTAGCAATACCAACACCAATGGCATTATTTTCTAATTCTGGAATGTTGGCAATAATGCCTGGATAGTTAATGATAGTATCTAAATAGTCTGCACCAATTACAGCACTACCTGGTTTGCGTGGAATATTCTTGCTGGTCTGTGCGGGCATGTTAGTAAGAATAACATTAGCCTGTGTTCTTAACACTGTGGCTAGTGTTGCATCGCCACCTTGGCGATCCTTTTCTGGCATTAATACGTCCCAAACAACTAGGCCAGCATTGTGGGCGTATATTTGATCAATTAGATTAGCATAGATGTCACGCTTAAATGGCCATTGACCATAACGGTCTATGGTAGCTTCATCTATGTTTACAGTATAGATATTATTTTGAGTAGGCTTCTGATTGGTAATAAGTGTGTCAAAGTATCGGAGCCTAACACTTTCTACAAATGTAGGTCCTTGAAACACTACAGCTACAATAAGAGCTAGAGTAATGAGAGCAGTCCATGGACTGACTAAGATTTTCTTAAGTTTGTTTTTCATCTTTCTAATATACTTCCTCTAAATGGGCTAGCACAGACTTTTGGGGGTGATTGATAATCTTCTGGCCATATTTCTTCTGGTGGTACGTACAATGTGTACGCTGGTTTATTTGGTGTTGTTTCAACTTGCTTATTATTTTTTGCGGGAGTAGGCTGGACAGCACAGCCTGTGATTAGTAGTACTACTAGAAATGATGTCGTTGGATTCATATTAATATTTATATTGGCGGAGAGCGAGGGATTCGAACCCTCGATACAGGTTTAAGCCCGTATGCTTCCTTAGCAGGGAAGTGCCTTCGACCACTCGGCCAGCTCTCCAATTCTTGGTGCTGGATGTCGGGATTGAACTGACGACCTACCGCTTACAAGGCGGTTGCTCTACCACTGAGCTAATCCAGCAATTTAATGGTGCCCCAAGAGAGACTTGAACTCTCACACCTTTCGGTACTTGCTTCTAAGACAAGCGTGTCTGCCAATTCCACCATCGGGGCAATATTTAAACTGTTTCTTTTTTCTTTCTACCACCCTTACGATTAAGGGCAATTTTTCTTTTATGTTCTTCTGATTTAGGTTTACCTTTATTACCTGACCCATTGGTATTACCTTTTTTATTTTTACCATTCATTTTACAGGCTTCTTCATACCCATATTTGGCAACCATTCTATCCCAAGGACTATTATCTTTGCCCTGATCTATTCTATTTTCTTGTGCAGTGCCCCAATATAAATGTTTTGGGTTACTACACTTTTCATTGTTACAGGCATGGCATATATGTATTTTATGTCCACTTGGGATACTCGTATCTAATACATGGGCCATTAGCCCTTTACAATAACTAGATAATCCACCTTTTTGTGGGCCACCTCTTTCTATGCAAGACTCCGTTAAAACTAAGTGTTGTTGCCTTGCTTCTTTAGATTGTTTAATATACTCTTCTATTAATAACATTTTATATCTCCTTATGTTTATTTAGCTAAACACATTGAAAAATGTCATTTATTGTAATTACCAAAATTAATTGGTACATCTAACGAGATTCGAACTCGTGTTCCCGCCGTGAAAGGGCGGTGTCCTAGGCCTCTAGACGATAGATGCATTGTGTCCTGCTACCAGCACTACCTGGCCCAGAACTGAGCGGTTACTCTGTCCGTCTGTTTGCTTTGTGGTTAAAAACAGCAAAACACCCACGATACTTTCAAGGCTCCCGGCAATGGGACTTAGAGGTAGTCGCTAAACTTTATCGTGCGCACCCTGGCGTTATGGTATCACCAATGACCCACTTTCTTTAAGGAAAAGTGTAACCTAGTGTTGGTTGCGGTCGCAGGACTCGAACCTGGTCTCCAGCTTATGAGGCTGGCGAGCTGCCAATTGCTCCACCACCGCTATCAACTTAAACGTTATTAACCCTAAGGTTAAGAACAAAATTCTCTACTAATAACTTAGTTACTGTGGCTAACAGTATTGCTTCACCATCAGCACTATTGGTAAATTCTTCATACACTTCATAGGCTTGACTGCCAACGATTTGATAGATTCTATCTTTTTCTAAAGGCAGGCCTTCCCAATCAATCATATCACTGAGCTCTACTTCTTTGGCCAGTTCAATAATCTCTTCTTGCGTATATTTCATATTATACTGCCTTTTAGTGACTATGTCAAATACTTATGGTCCGGCGTGAGGGAATCGAACCCCCAACTAGGGAGTAGAAATCCCCTGTTATATCCATTTAACTAACACCGGTTTGGTGGGCCCACCTGGACTTGAACCAGGAATCTCCAAATTATGAGTTTGTTGCTTCAACCAATTAAGCTATAGGCCCTGTAAAATGGAGCGGGATAAGGGAATCGAACCCTCACCAAAAGATTGGAAATCTCTTGTTCTGCCATTAAACTAATCCCGCATTAACCAAACAAGCATATATTATACGCTCATTTGGCCGCTGTGTCAACCATTTACTACGTGATGTAGACGGTCTGCCGCATAGCTAGCCGCAAACGCATTTGGTTTAACCAATGGTATGACATTACAGGTACCACGGATATAACCAATTGCTTGTTGCACCACACAGCTTGACCCATGCATTTCATCAGGGTTAATGTCTAAGTGAACTTCAACTTCACGATCTTCTAATACTTCGTGCAGTTTAAGGTATAGTTCTGAAATCTTATATACTTCGTTCATTAGACGCATAGCTGGACGACTACGCTTTTGATCATAGTCAACTTCAACTGAGCTTTCACCAAAGATCTTACAGCCGTTTTTACCGTTAAGGTGTACAACCACTGCCAAGGTGTATTCAGCATACCATTTGCCATTTTTACGGAAACGACGGCTGTCTCCACCAATGTAGACTTTGGTTTCTGCGCTCTGTGATTCTATGTAATCACGGACATAATTGATGTCTAATTTTTTCATGTTATACCTTTATTTAACGTTGGTGCTACCTCTTGGACTTGAACCAAGCACACCCGACTCTTCAGGCCGGTGCTCTACCAGATGAGCTAAGGTAGCATTTAAACTAAACCTAAATAGTGCATTAGCTTGTGTTTGACCATCAAGTTAGGAATACGAAATTTCTCTGTATCTCTAAACCCAATCATAACGCCAACTTCTGCTACTGCACCACTGCGTGCTACACCCATATGGCAGTGTACCACTACATTCATATGTTCATTCCATGCTTCACGTAATGCTTCAGCAATACCTTTAGCATCTTCATTGGTAATTGCTGCATCATACAAACAACCGTCAGGCTCATTGTCTTCTACGTCTAGGAAGTAGAACTGATAGGTCTTACGGAACTGATGTTTAGGCGTTGGAAACTCTACACCAGGATCTACAATCTGGATCAGCATACTGTTGAAACCTGGGTCGTAGTGATATCCCTTGCGAACATCATCAAGACTAATATTTTCAATCCACGGTTTCATCATCGTACTCATCCTTATAATATTCTGGGTGTTTAGCACGGACAGCAAGATGCGTACCCATTGCCGCACCACAGCTAAACCGATCACCCTCTTTGAACTTTCTGCCGTTAAGTTTGAACGGCTTTAGAACTCTATCGCCATTCCACTGACCACGTTGGATATGAATGTAACCTAGCTCGCCTAACTGCTCACGCAAACGGGCAAACTCTGGGTGGTCTTCTGAACTTGTGCTACTACACTTACCTTTACCTTGTAGGATTAATAGCAGTTCATCATTGGTTGGCACACGACCATTATTCGTATAAGAATTCCATTCTTTATGAATAGTCACACTAGTCATATACTCTGGGTTAATTGTAAAGTCCATTATGCCCACCTTAACAAGAATAAAGTAAATTCATCTTCGTCCATTTCTACATATTTTCGTTTACTGGCGTAATGTTGCCAGGTAAACTTATATCCTAGGTCAGACAAAAATGTTATCCAATTAATATAGTCTTGCCTATAAAATTCTTTACACAATTTTGGAAACTCATTAACACTAAAATTAATCTTATTCATTCAGTTTAAACTTTCCTGCCTTTGAACTTGGTATCTTTAGTACCACGACGTTTATACCAACCATATGGTTCACCGTTGGGTAATAGACCATCTATAACTCCTGCGACGCCCATTTCTCCTACAAACACAGGAGGCTCCTCAACATGTGTACGAAGAGCTTCTCGTGTCTCAACCCAACTTGGTTGTTGCTTAGAAGTCATAGTCTTTTGATTCATATTCATTTGCTTGTAGTATTTCCCAAGTCATAGACTTTTGGAACTGTTCGTAAGCAGAACCTTTACGCAACCAATCAGCAACAATATCTTGGCTACCCCAACTACCTGGCGGAGCAAAGTCCTGTAGCCATAGTGAATATTCTTTTAAGCGTGTTTTGTTCCAATGGTCTGCACGTGCAATAACATCGGTCCACGGATCGCAACTTAACAAACTGGTTAAGAAACTACCTGGTGGTAGAGCATATAAGAAATAGTTCTTAAGTGCTTCTTGACTTACATCAGGTAAATCACTTAGACCATTCCAATCAAATTTGGTTTTCATATTCATGCCCTCGCCTTCCTAGTTCATCAATTAAGCCTGCGTAGGCTAAAGTAGTTTCTTGTCCTAATGCTTCTAGCATGTTAATACAGTTAATAATATAACCTGTTTCCATATCAGATATTAGTAATACCTTGCGTTCTTTAGTTAGCCATGTTGCATAGTGCATTCTGCGGTACTCTTTAAAGTCCGCATTGTCAGGTGTGCTTAATATATCCCAGGCTAATTGTTGTTCTTCAGTCACTCAGAAACTCTCATCTGCTGTGGCATACATATATTCAATATGTTTGACCTGATCGTGCCATTCAGCAAATCGTTCAACAGTCCACTGCCCAGATAATACCATAGCATAGGCTGTTTCAGCATCTTCTGCTTCTTGGAACTTGGTGTATGTATTTTTATTTTTCATATGTGTATTATACAGTCATTTAATCAAAATGTCAAGTGGGGTGTCTAACGGGGTTCGAACCCGTGATGCAGGAATCACAATCCTGAATGTTACCGCTACATTATAGACACCATTGGAGCAGGATACGAGAATCGAACTCGTGACTAGACGTTGGCAACGTTTCGTTTTACCATTAAACTAATCCTGCATTAAAACTGGAGCCCCCAGAGAGATTCGAACTCCCCACCTTTTGGTTCGTAGCCAAATGCTCTAATCCAAATGAGCTATGGAGGCATGGTAGCAATAACTAGATTCGAACTAGTGACCTTATCCGTATGAAGGATCTGCTCTGGCCAGCTGAGCTATATTGCTATGTTGGATTATTTACGGACTATGAGCATTTGGATCTTTTCTCCAAATACTCCACAATTTAATAAGCTAGTTGGATACATACCACAGACTTCGTTGATAGCCTGTTGTACTCCTAACATGTCTGAATCATGACAAAGTATGATTGCTTCATCTTCTGATAGTGTCATGGATTTAATAATATCATTTTTGGCCATCTCGTATGAATGATCGCCATCAATGAATGTAACACCAAATTTAACATCATTGATTTCATCTAATAGGTATTCACTTGAATTAGTAATCAATTGAGTTCTTTTATCAATTATATTTGCTATATCTTTTGGCAATAAGTTTTCCACATCAATTGAATATAATTTACCTTTATTATTGTCCGTTAAAGCACCACATATAGTCAAAGTTGATGTGCCATAACTACGGCCTATTTCTAATACATTTTCTGGTTTTTTAGAATAGATGATTGAATATAAAAATAGTATATCATTCTTAGAACATTTAGCATGCCCAGATGGGACCAATTCCAAAAAATCATCTAATCGATGAATGAAATCTGGATATGAGCCGTCAATAAAATCCATTGTTAACATAGTATATATTTACATTTATTCTTGGAGCACAGGGCCGGATTTGAACCGGCGGCTTTAGGGATTTGCAGTCCCCGCCATTAGGCCACTCTGGTACCGTTGCGTAAAAATGGCTACCCCACACGGATTTGAACCGCGACTAAGAAGTTTGGAGCTTCGCGTGCTGCCGTTACACTATGGGGTAATTGATTGTTAATGGTGGCCTAGTGTCCACCCTTTTTCTAAATATTCATTTATATCATCAGCTTTAATAAAACTAGATACTGTACCATTGTTCATCATCTTTCGTCCTAGCTGTGCCTTTGCTAGCGCATTTCTATGTGTATCTGTTTTAGGGATATCTTTGTTTATGCGTGATGCGTGTTTTCTAAATGCGTCTGGGTCTTGTTTTGCCCAATTATTAACAGAACATTTTCTTCTTTTTTCATCTGTTGTTCCTTGGGCAAGGGCAGACAATCTTATTTTTTCAATCGACTCTTGCGAATGTTTTTTACCAGAAAATGCACCCACAATGCCTGGATTACCACCCGAGCCGCCTATTTTGAAATTGTATGTATTTGTATCCTTAACAAATTCTTCATTTACTATTTCGCGTTCTTTATTAAACATGTCTTGTTTATTGTCAAACACATGTAAAATCTCTTTAGTAAAATTTTGCTTTCCGTGTTTAGAAATAGCACGCTTAAGATACTTTCCGGACCCTAAGTAATCGTCATTCAACTCTTTAGTTTGGTGCGATCCGACATAAATTTTATTATCGATTAAATTTGTAGTCTTGTATATAATATAGAACATTTTTATCTCCACTATATTATTTATACAAAACTGCTGTGCTACCATTTTAATTAGGTTGGAGTTGTCCCCCAGGATGCCCGTAGCCCTATGCGTCCATAGGGTTCACTGGTAAATTCCAGCTATAAGTGGAGTTTTCTCCTACTTATCGTAGGACTCGCATGCTCCGGACTGTTCTTTATTTATTTGGCAGGCCCACCTAGAATCGAACTAGGACTAACAGGATCAAAACCTGTTGTGCTACCACTACACCATGAGCCAATTAAACTTTTTTGGTGCTCTCACCAAGAATCGAACTTGGAATACATCCTTACCATGGATGCGTTATGCCACTTAACTATAAGAGCATTGGTCCTTCTGGAGGGACTCGAACCCCCATTAGCGGCTTATCTAGCACTCACTCCTTATAAGGGAGCCGTTCTACCATTGAACTACAGAAGGATAAAAATATTTGGCGGAAGCGGTGAGATTCGAACTCACGAAGGGTTTCCCCTTGTCTGTTTTCAAGACAGGTGCAATCAGCCAGGCTCTGCCACGCTTCCAAAATAAGTGGGCGGTTTGCTGTACTCTCCTAACCTCGAATACGTAATGTTACAGCTTTCTCCCGGGTAGCAAGTCACCACATTGTTCTTCAGCTTGCGCTGTGATTCCTCCTTGCTTGGTAGGTATTTTTGATCTTACAGGGTTTTATTGGCACGCCCTACTTCACCCTAAACGCGATGTGGTTGGAATACTTGGTAGTCCGTACTGGTTACGATCCAGTGTTTGTCGATTATCAGTCGACTGTTCTCCCATTGAACTAACAGACTATAAAAATGGCTCCGGTCGTTGGAATCGAACCAACCTTCATGGATTAACAGTCCACCGCCTACACCGTGTTTGCTTGACCGGAATAAAACTTTACTACTACTAACTTGGTGCGCAGTGAAAGGATTGAACTTTCGACCTTGGCCTTGTAAGGGCCCTGCTCTCCCGCTGAGCTAACCGCGCAATTAATTTGGTGGACCGTCGGGGAGTCGAACCCCGTACTCCTGCGTGCAAGGCAGGTGTGTTCCCAAGTATACCAACAGCCCGTAACTTTAAAACTGGTACTCCCAACGAGATTCGAACTCGTGTTACCTGCGTGAAAGGCGGGTGTCCTAGGCCTCTAGACGATGGGAGCAATGACTCTAATAAACATTATATAGCTAACAGACAATGCTGTCAACAATTATTTGGCGCGATATAGGGGTTTCGATCCCCTTACCTCGGCAGTGACAGTGCCGTGCTCTCCCGATTGAGCTAATACCGCATTTATAAACTACTATACCATTTCATACCTTTAGTAGCACGACCATTTCCTATATTTCGTGCTTTATATGTATCTAACTGCGAGTCGCAATTTGGACACACTAATCTAAAATTATCCGGCATATTATTACTTGCGTCACCATCAATATGATCTATAATCATAACTAACGGCTTGTTATTATATTCTGGCGATTGTCCGCAAATAGAACACATTTCACCATCTCTTAATTTAACAAACTTTTTAATTGCTGATCTATGCTTAAGTAAACCTTGTTCAAACAATAATTTATTATCTTCAAACCATTTAGCTGTGCGATGTGTTGCTTGACATTTGTTATTACAATATTTTCCTGTATAACTATAGCCTTTAATGATATTTTCTTTTCCGCAACATAAACAATTAAAATACTTCATAGGTAGAGCTCCTTATTACTATTATTTAGCTCTATCTATAAAATACTTGGTGAGTCGTGACGGTTACGATCCGTCGTAGACTGGTTAAAAGCCAGCTATTCTCCCATTGAATTAACGACCCTAAATTTTGGCGTCACAGTCTACCCAGAAGAAGTTGACTTTCTCGTGTCCTTTGCACACTAACAGCTTTGAACTGAGAGATTAATGTAACTGGAACTGCGACATAACTTGGTGGGTGATCTAGGAGTCGAACCTAGTTTCCAGAGGACACAGATTTACAGTCTGCTGCAGTCGCCAATGCTGCTCATCACCCGCTAAATGGTCTCAGTGGAAGGAATCAAACCTTCGACACATGGTCCCAAACCACGCATGTTATCTCTACACCACACTGAGTTTAAACACACTCTTGCGAATGCGTATAATAAAGCACACTGGTGTTTGGTATTGAAGGCGCCGCATTATACGACCCCAGCAAGTATATTCGTCCAATGTGTTTTATTATAACTAGAATTTTTTTACCCACACAAGGGTAATCCATCCTCTAGTCCCGCCCGTTTAACATACAATCTTTAATGTGCCTTGCTTGGACCTCGTTTCCCTGACACATAAAACAAAAAACCCTAGTAACATTTCTGTTCTAGGGTTCTTAAAGTTTTGGATTTTGTTATTTACTTAATAACCATCCCATCCCTCTCGAACCCCATCGATACTATTCGGTGCACGATCATTGCCTAATGTTGTCTCAATCGCTAGCCAATAAGATATCGTTACGAGTGCTTGCACTTGTTTCGATCCTCTAAATTGATGTAGCTTGTTGTTAAACATTTTGCTTTCGCTTTCCTTTAATTAATTTGTTACTATAAAAACTATTATACAGTCTAATATAAACTGTGTCAACCTCTTTTTTATTTCTTATAAATTTATTTATACCGAATTAAAATATATGTATATTTTTCGCCTCTTTTTGACGAATTGCTAATTCAGTAGTACCTATTATAACATGAAGTGGGCTACCTGTCAACCCCTTTCTAATAATTTTTATTTCTTTACCCTCTCGCAGTCCTAGACCATATAGTCGCTTATGGTAACCTAGATCATCAAACGCTAAGGCTTTGATCACTGCTACTTGGCCAACGGCTAGGTCTGCCAGGGTTTTCATGCAGAAACTTGTGCTTATTAGTTATCTTGCTTTGACTACTTTCATTAAGTATTCGCGGCCTATTTTACCATCTTCAATTTCTTTTAATGCTTCTGTGGTAATTTTAGTATCATACTTCAACGCTGGATTATTTCTATTAGCAATATTGCGTATATTAGATATTTCACGGGCTCGTGTAGCTGCAATTAATATCAATTCAAAACGGCTACCCCCTACATTGTTTTCAATCTTTTGAATATCTAAGTCTTTACTGTAGGTTTTGTTGTCCATGTATTTCTCCAAACGTTAGTATTTAAACTATTATACAACAGATTTATCTTAAAGTCAACAAAAATAATAAGGAATTATCAATGTAATCTACACGTAATCGTCTAAGATATAAATAGCTGTATATTATCAATTAGAAAGGTTTTTCAATGAGCAAGGTACTTTTTATCCTCAAGCGGCGTGAGGATTTCAACCCAGTTAAACACAGTCCGCAGGGCCTTAGCACAGGCTTGTTTAACAGTGCCAGCTTTGTTGATCAAATGCTAAACGACATGGGAGTTGAGTCAGCTATGGAAGTGGCTATAGACAACAACTGCATTGATCGCTTGGTAACACGCCATAAGCCCACACACTGTATTGTTGAAGCACTTTGGGTTGTTCCGCAAAAGTTTGAAATTCTAACCAAACTACATCCTAACGTAACTTGGATCATACGCTTACACAGTGAAATGCCATTTATGGCTGGTGAAGGTATGGCCATGGATTGGATTGGCGACTATGTCACATTCAAAAATATTGTTATTGGTGTCAATGCTCCTCGCATGTTAGATGAAGTTAGAACTTATCTGCAGATCAAACAGGGGTGGACTGACGAAGAAACTCAGCGCCGTATCATCTACATGCCTAATTTCTATCCGCAAGAAATGAAACAGAAAAAATATGACAAGAACAAATACTGGGTAGACATTGCCTGTTTTGGTGCAGTGCGCCCGTTAAAGAATCATTTGGTACAGGCTGTAGCAGCTCTTAAGTTTGCTCAGACCGCAGGTAAACAACTGCGTTTCCATATCAACATGGGCCGTATTGAAATGAAGGGCGATCCTGTGATGCATAACCTACGTGGGCTATTTCAACATCTGGCTGGCCAAGGGCATCAACTAATTGGACATGAGTGGACTCCACGTGAAGGATTCTTAGAAATCTGTTCAACCATGGACATTGGCCTACAGTGTAACTTCAGTGAAACATTTAATATTGTGTCAGCTGACTTGATCAGTCAAGGTGTGCCTGTAGTGGGCAGTTACGAAATTCCTTGGGCTACTAGATGGTTTAATGCTCGCCCAGCTGAAAGCGACGAAATTGCTGATGCGCTACTGCGTACACACCGCTTTGCTGCTGTTAATGTAGCATTGAATCAAAGAAATTTAAATAAATACACAGATAACACCCGTAAGATTTGGGCAAAAATTTTTAAAGGATAATAAAAATGGCACATCACAATAAGCATCACGTTAAAGTACACAAATGGCAAAGAGGTCGTTTAACAGTTCAAGATCATGAATTTGAAGATCTAGGACAGGCTCTTACATTTGCTAATCAAGCTGAAGTAAATCATCAAAAAACAATTTACGAAGTTGAAACAGAACAAGTAATTAAGATATATGATGACGAAGACGGTTCACTAGTACAATCAGTTGGGTTATCTAGTCAGGATTCAACTTACGCTTAATCATGGGCTTAGTTAAAATCAACAGATGGATCAAAGGCGTACTAGAACAAATAGAGTATGAGTTTGAAACTATCAAAGAAGCTCTAAGTTTTGCACGTAAAGATGTAAAACCTGAAGTTGATGTTGATCAAACCGTTAAAGTCTACAATGCCGAAGGCGAGCTAGTAGAAGCAACAAAAATTAACCCAGATACCTACGCATAAGAAAACTAACTCAATAAAAAGCCCCAATTAAGGGGCTTTTTATTGATACAGTTAGATCCTAACTATAGACCATTTGCTGTTGAATGGCTTCCCTTCGGCCTTGTGTTTCACAATTTTAAGAAACTCTTTTTTACGTAGTTCTTTAATTGCTTCTGTATCGTGGTCGAGACAAGCACGATACAACTTAGTTACTAGTTTACTTTGTTTCATCATGATGTCCTCCTTTAGTAAGATATTTATAAAGAATATCCTATTAAAAGATTACATTTTAGATTACAGTTTAGTTACGGTCCTTGACGTACAGTCACAGTACCGCAGCCTCCTGCTTGTACGCAGGTTTGACTTATACCATAACTTTGTCCGCCTGTTTGTGTTAGATTTACACTAGCGGGGCCACCAGCATTGGTTAGGTTGATGGTTGCTGTGTTGGCTGTATTGCCTGACTGATTTACTGTAGCAGTGTTACCATCTCCATTTAGATTAACATCTAGAAAATGCTGCCCAAGTCCAGTTTGACTAATTGTTTCTGTATTTTGATTGCCTGAGACTGCGGTGAATAACTGTTTAGGTGAGTTACCAGTTTGTATTAGACCTATGTTATTCTGATTGCCTGTGACATTGATGCTGGCATAGTTGCCTACGTTATTATTAACTGTGGCCTGCTGTTGAACGTTAACTGAATTGTTAACTCCACTAACATATATGCTACTATAATGATATCCAGAGTCTGTGCCACTACCGTTACCGTTTGCGTCTGTGCCTTGATTAACTGTTAGACTATTGCTTCCCCCTAGTAGGTCTGCGGCTATGACGTTATGTGTGCTTAATGTATTAGTAGGGTCGCCCTGATGTATAGTAACTGTGTTATTGCCGCCACGAACTTTCATAGCAGTTTGATCTTGTCCACCTATTAGGTTAGACTGATTGTTTACTGTGATATTAATATGATCACCACTGCCAATTTGATCTATATAGACGTGGCTGGGTGTGGGCAAGTTGACCTGCTGATTACGAGAAATGTTCATTGATGTTTGTTCAGCATTGGTAATACCACTGCCCCCACCCACAGTAGTTGTGCTTAATAGTACTGCACTGCCATTGTTAACCACAGTCTGAGAGCCATCACTATAGGTTGTAGTGGTAATAGGTTGACTGTAGGTATAGACCGTCGCTCCACTTGTAGCTGTTGTGGTAATTGTTGAGTTTACTCTGCTGGTTATAGTAACAGCAGGTGGCGCCGACTGTCCTGCCGCTAAGGGAGTAGTGTTAGGCGGAGTATAATTAGTCATGTAGGTATTACTAGGATAACTCTGTGTGATAGTCCAAGATCCACCTTGCCCATAACTATATCCCTGTGCTGTAGTGAACAATGTACCCCAACTGCCATTACCATTATAGAATATAGCACCATCTGCCAGAGCCACAAAGGTCCCTGTGTAGTCCAACACACGAACTAGATTATTGTTAGTGTCATATACTCCAAGTCCAAAGGTTCCAGGATTAGTTGAGCTATGAAAAAAAGCCAAATAATCACCAGCTGATGCATAGGCATTAGTTTGTGTAGATGTTAGTCTGCCCGCTTGTAATTGGCCACTTGCGTTGACACTGGCATACAAATAATTGAAACTGCTGGCATATAATTTGCCGTTGCTGGTATACCACTGTACATCAAATACCTGTGCGAAGCTAAAATGTTCTTGGGTAACGTCAGCCCATGCACTAGAACATACAAGTAATAAGATTAACAGTAACTTTTTCATCGTTGTATCACCGTTATAGTACTGCCCGCACCTTGATTGACACGGTTTTTAATAGTAACTGCGCCCTGTGTTTCTACTAGTAGACTATTTTGATCTTTAGGAGTACTAATACATTGATTGTTACTGCCATCACTACGGCATAAGGTAACTTCACTTGCGCCAATACTTTCAGTAACACCTGTAGACTTTTTATAGTCTGGCAGTATGTTATTAGTTTGACTTGGTGCTATCAAGTTAGCTAGTAGTCCAGCTTGTTCTTCTTGTAGCTGTTGTGCCAAGATGTCAAAAATGTTTTCAAGGAAGTATTGTTCTAATAGTGGGTGTGCCAATGGGTTATCTCCAAAGGGTGTGCCTTCTTTTTCAAACTCATTTTTTAAATAATCTTGTTTAAGAAAGTCTACATTTAACATATCAGCAGGATTTTTAGTTGATATGTTTTTAGTTTCTATTCCTTCCTTGCGTAGTTCTTTGGGCGGACTAACGATCAGCAGGTTGTTAATCGTATCAGGTGACAAGTTTAATACTGTTGGTTTCATTGGCATTGTAGTACGACTGGCTACCTTAGTGCCTTGAAAGGCTACATTAAGACTAACCATACCAGCATCGTTAATAACGTCAATGGCACCTGTTTTACAATCTCTGTCTATATCTGCCCAACCTTTAGGACAACTTGGCAGTAGAATAACAGTACTTTCGCCCATTTCATCTACTGTAGCCGTAAAGTCTGTACCACGCACTGCTATGGTCGCGCTAGGCGTGTTTAGTGCTACTTTGTTAGGGTTACTGTGCGCAATAGCACCTGATGCGTAACGAACTGTGCCCTGTGTAAACTTCATAGCCAGTTTGCCGGCACTGGGCTTTTTAGGATCAAATACAAAATCATCAATGACTAACTTACTACTTTCATTAACTTCTACTTTAGTATCGTCTTGGAATGTAATGCCAATCTTACCTTTAGTAGTCTGTACCTTGTCATTCATTTCAATGCCAGCACCTTTCTTACCTTCCATGGCAGTAAAACTACGAGTAATAGTACCAGGCAGGGCTGTTTGTTCTGTGATAGTACCCACTGCGGCATTGGCTAGTAAAGGGACAAGTAACAAGATTAGTAGTTGCTTCATCTTGACATACTCGTTATGTTGATAACATTATTACTGCCAGTGGTTTTAAGATTTATATTACTATCTGCTACTAGACTACTTTGATTAACAGCAATGGTATTACTATTACCACTAATGTCTAGGTTTGTGCGATGTCCATTTGCAGCGCCATCTGTTTGATTTACTGTGACTATATTAGCAGTACCATTTAAGTTAGTCTGCGCCGTGCCATTTGTGCCAGATTGTGTTACCGTGACAATATTGTAACTACCATTAGCGGCACTGGTAGTCTGTGTATTAGTACTACCGCTTACGCTTGTATTAACTGTTTGGTTAAGTCCTGTAGTTGATACAGTCACTGAGTTATGGTCGCCAATAAAACGCCCATTGTATACGGCATTATCACCTATCTGTGACACATCCATGCCATTACTCACTGAAGTATTCTTGCCATCTGCGTTGACATCTATAACCGCTTTGGCATTGTTACCATTAATGTTATAACTCCAACTGTTGCCTTGTACAGGTTGTGGGCATGTAGGACAACTAACATTGGTCATCGGACGTGGCATACTGGAAGTTTCCATGTTCAACTGTAGTTGATCGTTGGAGCCTGTTTGTTGTATGGTTACTACATTACCATTACCATGAATGGTAGCTGTATTTGTGGGAATAGCAGGGCCGCCTATACCATATAGGCCATTGCCTACTCCATCTTGTAATACGTAAATATCTGAGAATTGACCAGATTGATCAATATATGCTTGGTTGTCGCCAGCAAAAGAGGGCAGAGTCGTAACAAATAAGACTGCTGCCCATATCCATGCTCGCATTTTACACCCCGCTTAGTGAGCGTTGGTGTTGATAGTGATTGAGTTACTGCTGCCTACTGAAGTAACATTAACGTTGCTTACACCTGTACTACCTTGCTGTGTAACTGCAACTGTATTGCTACTACCATTGAAACTCAATTCAGCATCGTGACCTGTGCCCGTTTGACTAACTGTGTAGGTATTGCTTGCGCCAACACTGGTCAAATTGATAATATTGCTACCACCAGTTTGTGTTAGTGTTGCTGCGTTGCTACCGCCACCTGTTAGGCTGATACCTTGACTATTTCCACTACCTGTGATTGTTGAAGTAAGTGTATTGCTACTACCACCACTGGTTAATGCTGTAACGTCGTTGGTGCTACCTGTAATACTTAAAGTAACTCCAGCACTGTTACCGCTTTGATTAATATTAACTAGGTTGCCTGAGCTGGCTGTTGCTGCACCGCCACTAGGTGTACCTGTAATATTAATAACACCAGTTGAACTGTCACCAGTTACGCTATAATTGAATGTTTTGTTATATGTATTACCATTGCGTGTTTCTGATGTAAAGCCACTTGTAGCATTGTTATTGATATTCAATTTTAAGGTATCACTTGTACCAGCTTGATCTACGTTGACAACATTGTTGTTACCGTAAATTTTAGCACGATTACCTGTGCCGGCACTGCCGCTGCCTGTACCACCAATATTGTCACTGCCTGTGCTGCCACTACCATCACCTTGTGTTACTGTGATAGTGTTAGAGTCACCGCTTTGATCAATATAGATGTTGTTGTCAGCATAGGCCACACTTGTAGTAAGTAATAACACTGCGAATAAACTTTTAATGTAATTTAACATCTATCTGCTCCTTGGACACTTTAGGTCCGTTATCCACCACTGGCATTAGTTTATTAGTTTTCTTTTTTACCTGTGGTTTCTTAGTTTCCTGTTTTACTTCCACTGGTGCTGTTGGCTCTTCCACCGCCTTGGCCTCAATTGGTTCCTCTTTAGCTATTGGTTGTGTTACCACCGCTGGCTCTGGAGGTTGTGCTACAGGAGTACTTGGTACTACAGGTAATGCCTGTGGAGCATTAGTTCTATAGTCCCAAATTCCTTTACGTTGACCTTCTTTGATCAACTCTACTACTGCGGCTTCAATTGTAGTTTTCACCGCTAAACTTGTTGGCTCGTTTATAGTCAAGCCTGTTTCAAATTCAAATGATTGTGTGCCACCTTTAAAGAACTTAAGCACAGCAATACTATCAGCTGTTGAATAAATTGTTTTACTTTCTGTTACTGTGGCTAGAACTTTACCAGAGTTAACTGATATTGCTCGCAAACTAACTGTAACTACATCTTTACTGTACTGTGTCTGTGGACCAATGCCCAACCATTTATAAGCTGTACCACCGCTTTCTATACTGCTATCATAACCAATAATACCACCTTCCATAATAACACCAGCAAACTGTAAGGGCATTAGTGGTTTAGCATTAGTGCCTTCGTAGGCATCGCGCATCTGTTTGATAATAGTACGCTCTTTAACTAGGTTGTCCACGTTAACACGTTCTACTACATCAAACCATTGTCCGTGTCCTACTTCCTGTAAGGCACGTATTAAAAACGGCTCAGCACCCTGTGTTACCGCAGTACTAAAACTAGCAATGTTTGGTATATTACGGCGTTGCCCAGTTTGATCTTTAAAACTATACACAGCCACAGTAATAGGCTTGCCCATTGGTGCTGGTATAGTATCAAACTCTTTTTGTAGTTTAATACCCACTGTTTCTGGTTTAGACTCATATCCAGCTTTCTGTATAGTGGCACAGCCAGTCAACGATAATATAGCTAATATTGTTATTATTCTTTTCATATTATGGTTGTGTAAATGTAAATGATCCTAGTGGTACATTGATCGTGGTTACATTCCCCAAGTTATCCGTTACTTGTAATTCTACAGAATTCCCTAGGTTATGCCAAAATATTGTATTACCTTGGAAATTAAATGTTCCGCTAGTGGCTGCACCAGGAGCAAACATAGCAGTAGCTAGGTTTTGACTTACCTGTGCTAGCACACGTGATTCTAAGTTTACTAGGAACTGGTTAATAGGAGTATTAGCTGCATCTGTTTTGGCCTGTTGCTGTGCTGCTTGTAAGGCCTGCTCAATTGCCTGCTTGCGAGTAAACTCTTCGTTCTGTATGGTTAAGACATAAGTGCCGTAACCATTGCCATTGAAGCTTGGGCTTTTGAATGTATAGTCAGGCAGAGGTGCGGCCGTCGCAGTTGATGCCGCTAAGAAAGTGATTGTTATTATTATTTTTTTCACTGTCTAGGCTCCTAGTATTAATATTTACTAGAACCCTAGGGTGAAGTTTTATAGTACTTTAATCTTAATCTAGATTAAACTTTGACGTCTTTTTCGTTGATACGACGAAGAATTTCATCGTAGAATGTGTCTACTTCTCCGCCAAACTTGCCGCGAAGATGTTCAATGCATTGTAGGCAGTAGTCATATTCTTGTTTAGAATACCCATTAAGGAAATCGTGATGTAGTTTAACCCAGCTTTCTAACTGTGGTAAATCACCTAGACCAATTTTATCACCAGGAATTAGACAAAATACTTCTAGACTGTGTCCATCTTTTTCTACTGTTTCTAGATCAAGTACTGTGTACTTTTCTCTGAGTTTTTCTGCGTTTTCACGCCCAAATATAATCTGCATTAACGCTTCTCCGTAATACCTGCTTGTTTAAACACGTACTGCACAGCCTGTGCTTGACTTACTGCATCTTCTAAGGCATTGTGTAGGCCTGCTTTGTTCTTTTCACGTGGGTCACCTAGGCTACTTAACAAGGTACGACTATCACGGATCTGCCAGAACTGCCATGGGCATGGTAAGCCCATTTGGCGATATAGGTTTTCTAAAATAACAATGTCAAATACTGGACCTTGTGCCCAGATATTATCACAACCTACAATAAATCTGTTTAGTTCTTGCGTAAACTTTTCTAAGCTGACTCTATCACCTTCACCCAGAGCTTCTTCACGGACATCTTCTGCTTGATTACCCCACCAAGCAATAGTATTGTCATCTACATGTCGTCCTAGAGCAATTTGACTGTCAATGTCAATGCGGAAGTAGATACCGTCTACAATGTCTTCTTGGTTATAAGGACTAAATTTACAAGCACCAAATGTACAAATTGTAGCATCAGGACGCACACTTAGCGTTTCTAAGTCTAACATCACATCCATTAGTGTTTCTCCATTTTCTTACGACATTCTTCTTTGACCTTGGGTGGCACATCTGGACTAATCTCAGCTATGCGGCAGTCATAGAACACTGTTACTTCTGGTTTAGGTGGAAAAAATGCCATGACCATTGATGCAATAACAACAAATAGTAGGATAAAAAATTTTGTATCTTCACTTAGTTTCATGTTTAGCCTTCAATAATTTTTCAGTTTCGGCATGTGCTACACGTTTACGTAAACTTGAACTACTAAATGAATGATCACGTTTATTGTAAATTAATTCAATGCCACGATATAGACATTCTTCTTTACCAGTAAAATCAGTATGTTGATATTCTTCACCTAAAATACGCACATCAAGTGGTAGGATTAACAGCAAGTCAATTAGGTCTTGTTCTGTTTGGTAGATAACAACTTCATCTACATAACGACAAGCGGCCAATTGAATTTGACGTTCAACAATACTTTGAACAGGTTTGTTCTTAGTGTCAGGACGATCAATAGTTGGATCTGTTTGTAATCCACATATTAGGTAATCACAGTGGTTTTTAGCTTCACTTAACATGGCTATATGGCCAGCATGTAGCATGTCAAAGGTACTAAAGGTGATACCTATGCGCTTACCTTCAGCTTTGAGTTCTTTAATCTTGTTGAAAATCATGCGTCTGGTTCTAGTTTAACTTGCAGTGGAAATCCGTTGTTACGGGCCAGTTGCGTTACTTCTACACCTTTTTGTTCTGCCATTTCATATGGTAGTACAGCGGCAATACCTGATCCTTCTTCATGGATCTTCATTGTAACTGCTTCTGCTGATTCTGGTGTATGATTGAATATAGTTACCAATGTTTCCACAACAAACTCCATGGTAGTTACATTATCATTAATGTAGATCACACGATACATTGGAGGTTCTTGCAAATCAAAGTTAGGGACAGGCTTTGTCCTTGTGACAGCTTTGGTACCCATATGTTCCTTTTCTATAATTGACATAATTTTTTAGTTGAATAGCGGGGTAAGTTTCCTTACCCCTTACTATTAATTATACTACTTCTGAAAGGTAATTGCAATCTTTTTTGGCTTTTCGTGTTCAGGAACAAACACTTCCAATTTGATTGTTAAGATGCCGTTTTTAACACTAGCACCTTTGACTTCAACGTTGTCTGCAAGAGCAAACGTGCGTGTAAAGTCACGTGCAGCAATGCCTTGATGTAAGTAGTTGCCCACACGTGTGTCAGTGGCTTTTGATTCACCACGCACAAACAGTTCACCATTTTGCATTTCAACATCTAGTTCGTCTTCTGCAAAGCCAGCGACTGCTACTTCAATTTCATACTCGTTCTCAGCAACACGAACGATGTTGTATGGTGGATAGTTACTTGAGTTTAATGTACCTGCTGTACGAGCAAGTTCATCAAACATACGGTCAAAGCCCACAGCAAATCTGTGAATTTGTGGGATATCTAACGAATTTACATATACTTGTTTCATAGCTTATTCTCCTTATATTAAGCAAGATTAATTAAAGGACCCCTTAGGCATCCTTTTTAACTTCAGTGAACTCAGCATCTACTACTTCACCTTCTACTGGTTTCTCTGAATTGGGTTGTGCACCAGGTTGAACTTCAGCTTGTTTAGCTACTTCAGCCTGTTGCATAATATCAAACAATGGTTTAACTGGCTCAGCTAGTGCTGAGATAGCTTCCATGATCTTGTCAGCATCTTCTGTAGCTTTGGCTGTTTCAAGATCTTTTAGTGCTGATTCAATTTTTTCTTTCATGCCATCATCTAACTTGTCACCGTGTTCTTTTAATGCTTTGTTAATACCGTGTACTTGTTCATCAGCACGGTTTTTAGCATCAACTACAGCACGAGCTTTAACGTCAGCATCTTTGTTAGCTTCAGCTTCTTGAATCATCTTTTCAATTTCTTCTTCAGTTAAGCCTGAGTTAGCTTTGATAGTGATCTTGTTTTCTTTGCCAGTGTTTTTATCTTTGGCACTTACTTTCAAGATACCGTTAGCATCAATGTCAAGTGTAATTTCAATTGCTGGCACGCCACGTGGAGCAGGAGCAATACCTTCTAGGTTAAATTCACCTAGTTTCTTGTTGTCCTTGATAAACTCACGTTCACCTTGTCCAATAGCTACTGTAACTGCTGGTTGGTTGTCTTCTGCTGTTGAGAATGTTTGACTAACTTTAGTAGGAATAGTTGTATTCTTTTTAATCAGTTTAGTCATAACACCGCCAACTGTTTCAATACCTAGGCTCAACGGAGTAACGTCTAACAATAACACGTCTGTTTTATCACCTGCTAGAACAGCACCTTGGATAGCCGCACCAACTGCTACAGCTTCGTCTGGGTTAACGTCTTTGCGTGGATCACGTCCAAAGATCTCTTTAACTGATTCCTGTACCTTAGGCATGCGTGTTTGGCCACCAACTAAGATAACATCATCAATGTCGCTGGCACTTACACCTGCATCTTTCAATGCTACCTTACATGGCTCGCTAGCACGTTTGATCAAATCTTCTACTAGGCCTTCAAACTTAGCACGTGTAATAGTTACGTTTAAGTGTTTAGGACCAGTGGCATCAGCAGTAACGTACGGTAAGTTTACTGTGGTTTGTTGGCTGCTTGATAGTTCAATTTTAGCTTTTTCTGCTGATTCTTTTAGGCGTTGTAGAGCTAGAACATCTTTTGACAGGTCAACGCCTGACTCTTTTAAGAATTCATCAATTAAGTAGTTCATTAGACGTTGGTCAAAGTCTTCACCGCCTAGGAATGTGTCACCATTGGTAGCTAGTACTTCAAATTGTTTTTCGCCATCAACATCTACAATTTCAATGATTGATACGTCAAATGTACCACCACCTAGATCGTATACAGCAATCTTACGATCTTTCTTAGAATCTTTATCCATACCAAACGCTAGTGCAGCCGCTGTTGGCTCATTGATAATACGTAAGACTTCTAGGCCTGCAATAGTACCTGCATCTTTAGTTGCTTGACGTTGGCTGTCATTAAAGTAAGCAGGAACAGTAATAACTGCCTGTGTTACTTCATGTCCAAGATAGTCTTCAGCGGTCTTTTTCATTTTGCGTAAGACTTCAGCTGAAATCTGTGGTGGTGCTAGTTCTTGATCATCAATCTTAACCCATGCATCACCATTTTTGTTTTTAACAATTTTGTATGGCATTAGGTCAATGTCTTTTTGTACTTCTTTTTCGTCAAACTTACGACCAATTAAGCGTTTAGCCGCATAGACTGTTTTCTTTGGATTTGTAACTGCTTGACGTTTAGCTGGTGCACCAACTACGATCTCATCGCCGTAGGCAACGATACTAGGTGTAGTACGAGCACCTTCGTTATTTTCAATTACTTTTGGTTTGTTGTTTTCAAGAATGGCCACACATGAGTTAGTGGTGCCGAGGTCAATACCAATGATCTTAGACATATAGTTTCTCCTTTATTAAGCAAGATCTAAAATGTAAACCCTCATCAGAGCAGTCTACCGTATGTTGGGAAGCCAAAGCCTCCCACTTCTGTATCAGAATTATTCATTCTGCCATCCTCCTTTAGCAAGTTTAGCCGCCTGCAATTAAGTATAAATCAGCGGTTGTATAATTATTTATTTCTTGTATTAGTTATTATATACTAATATAATTTTTTGGGCAACTCTTGGCTGGAAATTTTCTTTTTCCAACGGTTTTTAGCTGCCGACGCTTTTTTCTTACGAGTAGCTGTGGGCTTTTCATAAAATTCACGATCACGTAGTTCTTGTAGCAGGCCGCTGTCCATCATTTTCTTTTTGAACTTGCGCATGGCCGCTTCTACGTTATCATTCTTAACGTAAACAGTACTGCCTTTAAGTGGGTTTTCGTATGGCATAAAATCCTTTATTATATTAGTATATTATTTACCAATACTAGCATTATAACAGGGATTTATCTGGAGTGTCAACTATTTTGAGCAGCATAGCGACGGAAATAGTCTATACAACTCTTTAGGTCTAGATCTGGACCATAGCGTTGACCATCTGGGACTACTGAAACTTCACTGACTGTGTTGATCAGCACTGCATCAGCATTTTTGGTAATTTCACTTAGATACTCTAAATCACCAGTTTCGCCTGTGTAGAAGTACACATCAAAGTTAAGTGAACAAGATTGTAAAAATATAGTAAGAACTTTGGTTTCTAATTCGTATGGATCAACTAAGACTACTGTGTGACTTGTGGTGCTTTTTTCTAAAACTGTTGGGTGTGTGATGAATCTACTTTCAGTTGGGTTTGTCATTGTTTAAGTACCTTGAAATTTGCTCTTGTTCAGCGACGGACAACATGTCCACATCATACTCTCCGCTGTCAATCTTCTCGATTAGATGTTGTATATATGCGGCGTCGTAGGCAAAACTGTCAGTCTTGGTTTTATCTACTTCTATCCACTTCTTTTCATTCCACTTGAACAGCTTGCTGGGCAACATGTCTACACGTAGAAACATATCACCTTTGTTTGGATTTGGTGGAAACTCTGTACCAAATCCAGCATCCACTGGATTATTGTCTGCTTCACTGATAGCAAAACTAGGAATATCCACAGATCTAGGTTTGATAATAGGTTCTGGATCAAACTTATCTGGATGGTGTACTACCTCTGGTTCTTCAACTGTGTTAGCCAAATGATGATGGAATAGAGTACGTTGTTGTGGTTTTGGTCTAGCAGGTACTGCAACTTCTTCTACTGTGGCCACAGGTATACTTGCAACTGGTTCTGGATTTTCTGCTACTACAGTGTTAGCAGTGATAAAATCAATGAAATCTTCAGCGGCAATGCCGTTGAGTTCAGGTTCTGGCTTTTTTATTTCAGCAGGCTCTTCAGGTAGTGTAACAACTACGTCTGGGTTTGATTCCGGCACAGCAATACGACTAATGAATAAAGGCTCTTTAGCAACTAAGCCTACATTACCAGAAGCACTTGGCCATGCCCATGGTTTGTTTAGATATCCATTATTGGCATCTATTTCTTTAGCTAGTTCCTTACCTTCATCAAAGAACGACGTCATTTCAATGTCATTGTCTACGTTGGCTTCTTGTTTGATAGCCTCTATTTGCTCTTCAGTGATTTCATCGTCCCACTCAGGCCATGCTTCTGTGTCGGGTACCCACTCTTGATGCCAGCCCTTGCGTTTTTCTTTGTCATCTCGAGCCCAGGCAATAGTTTGTTCTGCGGCCAAGATTAATATAAGTGCTAGGGGATCAAATACAAATACTAGTAAGATGATTACCCAACGCACAGCACGCTCTAATAGATCAGCATTGGGATTGTCACCGTAGATCAGTGCGGCTATGTACTTAATTGGTCCTATGTGGCTTTCAGCAACACGACTTTTGGCCGCAATAGGCGCACGTTCTGCTTGTAGTGTGCTAATATTTTTCTGTGCTATACTAATATCTGCTTGTAATGATTTGCGTTCCTTAGCTTGTTGCTTGCGTACTTGAACAGCACGATTAGCACCCTTGTCATCGTCTGTGCGTCCTAGTAGTTGATCTACTTGGGCATCCATTTGTTTGAGGGCTTGTTTGCTAGTAGCAATATTATCTTGTTCCGTTTTAATCTTTTCATCTAATAGAGAAACTTGTGATGAAATATCTTCATTTGCTGTTGATTGCGATAAGTGAGCGGCCGAAAGATACCCAAACGTACCCATGCTTGTGATTAACATTAAGATGACGATAGCAGGCACTAGATAAGTTTTGAATTGCCATCCTGCCCTATTCCAGTATTTGTGTAACCAGACAGTTGCGGTAATTTTTCCCAACTCTAATGCGCCGCCCATGATAACTATAGGCCAAAATGCCGCGGCGAATATTGCTGTTAAACCTGTTACAGAATAAAAGGCACTAACACCAGATATGAATATTGCTACTGCTAGGGTGAATAATCCAAATATCATAGTTAAATATTTATAGAATGTTATCTATATGTTATAATAAAAGATAATTGAATGTCAAGAGTTTTGGTTAAAGTGTAGTTACAGCCACGTAGGTATTAGCCGCTGTGCCATCATAGCAGGTATAGAGCAGTTGTATAGTACTGTTACTAATGTCAGTTGACCCTATACCATTACCGTTGTAACTGGTAGCGGCTGTACTGCTGTTTTCACCTGTGGACACACCATAATTGATATCACGGCTGGTATTGTCTAGTCTAATCTGTACTCTAACTGTAGCACCAGCGGTGTAATTGCTTAGGTTAACTGTAAATGGCACAGTACCTGCTCCAGTGGGATGGTATGCTAATACCATACTGTCTGAAGCAAAGCTCACATTGGCCCAAATACCACCATTAATAATGCGTAGGCCACCATCGTTAATAACCACACGTGGAGTTGTAAGTGTGCTGTTTGCACCAATGGCTATGTTGGCATTAACTGTCATTTGACTAGAAGTTACAGATACTACACTAGTGATGCCGCTAGAATTACTGCCGTTTGGTGTTACCCAAAAATCAATACGACCACCTTGGTTAGTCAAGGTTTGATCTTCGTTAGCTACTATGCTTATTCTAGCAATACCGTTACCAAACCAACCACCTGATGTGTAGGCTGTGGCACCATAACGAGCCACATCTTGATTGTTTAATACCTGTGTGGGAACTATAATATTGCCGTTGTATCTACGACCTACGTATACTGCATAATTATTTTGTCCGTCGTTGTAAACTCGACCAGGAAGATTATATTGTCCAGTAACCTGTAACATCACACCAGGGTTAATTGGTGCTTGGTATAAGCCACTACTATCACCAGTAATTTCCACCGCACCTTGTGTGGTATTTACTGTTGATACTATGTATGTTGCTAGACCAGTTTGAAAACTATTACCAGTGATTGATATAGTGCCAGTGACAAAACTGTTGCCTTGTAGGTAAGTGTTACCAGTAATAGTTGTAACCTGTCCAGTTACATAGGTATTACCAACTACAGTCGTAGTTCCTGTAACAAAGGTATTGCCAGCTATATAACTATTACCAGTTAGAGTCGCAGTTCCTACTACTACAGTATTACCTGTAACCAGAGTATTGCCTGCTACTGTTGTGAATCCAGTTACTAGAGTGTTACCAGTTATGCTGGTGTTACCAACTAAGTGCGCATTACCAGCAATAGTTAGGTCGCCGTTGAATATGCTTAGACCATTGTTGGTTGTTTGGCCTGTGATGACAATGTTACCTATGTGTGCTACATCGCCAACAAATGATGTGAATCCTGTGTGATAAGCATTACCATTGAATATAGTATTACCGTTAAATGTGCTGGTGCCGCTGTTAACTGAATTACCAGTGATGTTTACATTACCAGTCTGATAAGTGTTGCCATTACGAGTAGTATCACCGTTGATGATAGTAGCACCGTTAAATGTTGTGACACCATTGACTACTATGTTACCAAAATTAGTTTCATTGCCAATAAAGTAACTCTGTCCATTAACTACCAATTTACCATTGACTACAAGATTGCCCAGATTGTCTACTGATAGTAGCGGAGTTCCGACTGGACCTGTTGCTGTGGTAAAAAATCCAATGTTGCCTACCAGATTGATAACGCCGGTGCCATTGGTCTGTATACTGATGTTGGCATTGGCAGAATAGGTACTAATAGTAGTGTTGGTAATTACCAGATTACCAATGTTGGCTGCGCCTACTGCGGTATAAACTGGCAAACCGCCTGGAGTAACACCGTTACTGATGCGTAGTTCGCCAGTGGCTGCATTATAGAATAGTCGGCCTGCTTCGCCTATATGAGTAGTAAATGGGTATTGGGTAAACCCTGAACTAACTTTTACCGCATTAGTTGACATAGAACTAGTCTCCTATGTCGTTATCTTCAGCTACGGCGTCAATGACTGCAACTGGAACGCCAGCTGCACGTTTAATAAATGATAATTCGTCTTCAGGTTCATCACTGCATTCGCATGGGCAACCACCACAGACTGTGCATACCTCATCATCACTATGTACTGCCTGTTTAAGTAATTCTAGTTTTTGTTGTAAGGGCGGAACCATTGCTGCTGGTTCTGTACCATCAGTGTGATCAACTTCAACCGGAGTTAAATCAGCGTGTGGCATTGAATTTTCTGGACGATGTTCTGCACCGCCTTCGTGTTGATCAATAACGTCTGCTAGTTTACGTAGGATTTCTGCTGTTTTCATAATTAACTCTGTACGTTGTTAAAGTTTACAGTACCAATTTCAGTGAATGACACTGCCGCTGGACCAGGACCTGCTGATAAGAAGCTGATAAATGGACCTGTAGTACTGATAACATTCTTGTTGTTAGCATCAATAGACAAATTAGCTGGGCCGCAGTCTACTGTGGTAATAACGTTTGGTGGGATAATAAAGCTACTGACATTGTTAGCTCTAACTGTGCTAACGTTGCCTACACCTACCCAAACGTGGTTGTTGGCTGCTACCTTAACTTTGGTGCTGGTTAATGCTTGGGCTGTGGTGGCCTGTGCTGTGTTTGCTACAACGTTCCAGGTAATGGTTTGAACTGCCATAATGTTTTCCTAATATCTAATAACTATATTTATGCAGAACAGCTAGCTTTGGTTCCATTTATTTCTACAATAGTAGCAAATCCTGGTGCGTCTACTGCTAGGAATGCTATTCGTAGGCATTTAACTGGTAAGCGTAGGGTAAGAGTTTGATTTGCGGCTATGACTGCGCAACGATCTGTGGCCACAGGTGTGTCACTGCCTACGGTGTAGTAGACAGGTACGTTAGCAAAAACCTGCACTGTACTACGTGGTAGTGTAGTAGCAGTGGTGGTACTAGTGGAATTATTTACTGGAATACTGTATGAAGCCATACAGTATTTATGGAATTATTTGTATTTGAGTAAGAACATAGTGCGCAAAGATTCGTCGTAGAAATCCAAACGAATATCAGTGAATCTATCTAGGAATCCATCTACATCTTCATACCAAGTATGTTCACGTACTGTAAATCCTAGGCGTTGACGACACACCCAGGATATACGCACAGCCGCACCATTTTCTTCAATGATGCGGGGCCACAACTTCTTGTGCCAGTATTCAGATTCAAATACCACAGCTTTCATCGTTTAATAGCGTTTTTAACTGCCCAAGTAGCTAGTTTAACTGTACACATCTGCGGAATACTAGTCCAGCCCTGTTCAAGTTTAAATGGACATCCGCCCTTGCCCCAAGCACCTGTGGTCATATACTTTTTATAAGCCAGTAGGTCGTCACGATTAGCGGGATCAAACCTGCGTTTAGGAAATAAATGGTCTAATGAAAAAATCATCTGTGGTTCCTTTTTTATTGTTCATGTGTAACATTATACACTCAAAATATCCAAGAGTCAAGTGGAATTTTGACTTGCTTTTTTATCTTAAATACTGTATAATACTTGTATGTTTACTATAACCAAAAAACCTAAATGTTGGGCTATGACAGCTGAACAGGGCTTTATCAGCTTGCCTGCCGGGGTTGTTAAAGAACGCTATAACCAAAAGGTCTTTGGTGATGATGAGGGTGTTATAGGTTGGACACAGATCATAGACTATGTAGTAGAAGAACTAGAAGGTCGTGTGGGGGTCAAACGCATGAGTTACGATACTTGGCATTGGACTAGCCACAGTGAACTTGAGCGATTTTTAACTTATTTTTATTTAAAATATCCTATGCAACTGTGGCAGAAACTACTAGATTCAGACAAAAATACAGATTGAGAAAGAGCAAAGATTGATTAATCAACTACATAAAACCTGGGGTGTTGAACAATATGCTACCCTAGCTAACTTAAGTGACCTGGGTGAATTTACCTGTTATGAAGCGCACTACGAACAGTTAGCAACCTACACCAAAGAACGTTATAGTCAAGAACCTGAAGTGTGCTTACAAGAAGTATTTGACATCTATCGCAGTGTAAACATCACACCTATTGTTTACTTCACTGAACAGGGGTTGATCGCCAAGATCAAAGAGCTGGCCAATACCGCTGGTAATCAAGTTAACAAAGGTGTGTTAGGCCTAGGCAACAATGGTGGGCAGACAGTTAATCGTTTCTTGTTTCCTAACATGATGACAGCTGAACCCAAAGGTCGTGGCAGTAACAGTTTAAAGGATCGTTTTTATGATGATAGAAAACTTGAGCGGGCCATTAGGCTTTGTTTTGAGCACAGGGATGGTAATAATCTTGTTAGTCCTACCGCACTACGTAGAGCTCTTGAGTTGGTCACAGGAGAGAACATACAGAACTTCAAACCCTTAAATGCTCGTGCAGTCAGCTATGAGTTGTGTAATATGCTGTGGGGTCGTGTCTATGACTACTCAGCTGGCTATGGTGGTCGTATGTTGGGCATTGCCACTGGCAACCTGCGCCATGATTATGAGTGTATAGATCCCAACACTGAAACTGTCAAGTATCTAGTTTACCTAGCCACCCTAATAGAAAAGTCTGGATTCAGTCGTCCTAGAATTGCGCAGGCAGTCAGTGAAGAATACATTCCTGAGAACATAGACTTAGCATTTAGTAGTCCACCTTATTTTAACTTGGAAAAATACAGTGATGAACCCACACAGTGTATGAATCAGTTTACTACACTTGATGAATGGTTTGATGGTTATGTAGTGCCTACTATGTCAAATATTCACAAAGGATTAAACAGTGATGGAGTATTTGCCACCAACATCGCTGACTATAAGAGTTATGGCAACAAAGAATACAAGGTAGTTGACCGCTGGATTGCTACTGCTGAAAAACTAGGCTTCAAACATTCTCGCACTATCAAGATGATGTTGAACACTCGCCCAGGTGTAGGCAATGACAAAACCAAAGGTCGTGAAAAATGGGAAGGCGTTTACGTTTTTACTAAATGAGTATATTAGACGGAGGCAATGGGCGTAAGTTTATTGCTAGTGGGCCATTTGATCACGAAATGCCTTACCACTATATTGTCATTGCTGACATTAGGTATTGGCTTAACCATGAGTCAGAAATATACACTTGGATGGATGAAAATTTGCCTAGAGGTCGTATGCATCAAGAAGGCATGACCATAGCATTAGAAACCAAAGAACAACTGACAGCGTTTTTATTGAGGTGGGCATAATGGCTGAAAATTTATACTTAAACCTTAAAGACAACATTGAAGCTACTAAAGTTTGGAATAACTTTATATTAACTGTTATTGCTGAACACGGTCAATATTATACATGGGATCATGTCAATACTGCGTTAGCTGACTACAATGCCAAATATCAACTTGTATTAGACAAGCGAGGGGATTACGCCAAAAAACATTATATACGCTTTGGTACGCCAAACGATCTAACAGCATTTTTAATGAGGTATGCATGAGAGCAGCACCAGCAGAAAGACATCAAGCAGAACATCAGCTACTCAACGAAGGGTGGCATGCGGTTCGTTTGGTCAAAGTCACTGGCGACAATGGCTGGCGTTATCACAATATGATGAAGTGGTGCGAAGATACTGTTGGCCCAGGCAGACCAGAACCTGGACATAATTGGTTAGACGACCAAGATGTTTGGTATACATTTAATTGGTATGGTTATTATAATTTTCACTTTAAGCATGCCAATGATGCTACAGCATTTGCCCTGAGGTGGCTATGACTTCACAAAATGATTTATATAGCACACCAGAGGCTCGTGCCAATACGGCATTTGATCCTGATGCTGATTTATATCGTATTCATAAATTTTTATTAAAGAGTAATCATTATTGGCAGTCTATATCACCTAACAATGTTGATAATGATAAATTCTACGCTTGGCTAAAAGATGAATACGGTGTAGAACTTCAATTTAACCATGGTGGTAATGGTATGATTGGTATTAATGGGTATACTGTTGTAGATGAACAAAAGTTTTTAATATTTACGTTAAAATTCCAATGAAAAGAACGCTAATCAACGGTGAATTACTAGACAGCATCGAAAGCCATTTCCAGCGAAATAATGGATATTTTGTTGCTGACGAACTACCGGGTTGGCTAATGGCCATGGATAGTAGTGTCACTGTGTGTAGATGGCACATGGATGAGTTTTATCTATATCTAGGTGTGGTGTTTGCTAAAGAAGAAGATTATACTGCTTTTTGTCTGAGGTGGCTATGAAAGTTCTAATACGTGACATCCCCTCAGCGTTTCGTAATGCCAATCAGGTGGTAATTGCCAAAGGTGGATTTGGGCTAGAGCGACACCAACACAAAGATGCCTTTGAGCAATTACACAATGTAAAAATTATTAGAAGTCCGTGGGGGTCTTGGGATGAATTGGTTTTTCCTAATAAACAAGCATATACTATGTTCTTGTTGAGGTGGAGTTAATGGCATACTATTACAACGGAACAAGTCATTATATTAAAGTCACAGCCCGTGGTGACTATTATGAGTATTCAACGGCAGTTGCGTTTAGGGACGAAGTTGATGCTTGGTTAGAGGCCCATGAGATCAATACTCTTTACGAAGATATGGAATATATCGTCAATGGTAAGTATGAATACCATTTCCTCTGTTTAAAAGAAGAACATGCTACCATGGTAAAGTTGAGGTGGTCATGAATCTAAAGAAAATATCTGGCAGTGATCGTGCTAGTATCTACATAATGAGTCCTTATGAGGACCTCTACGCTGATGACTATAAAAAATTTATTAATTGGTTAGAAGAGTACTGTCCAAATGAATATGAAATAGACCATAGCTATTTAACTATAACCGCACATGCTGAAGTGATGTTGGCATTGACTTTTGAGTGCGTTTAGTGTATAATATTAGTATGAGTAAAATAATGCACTATAAATCACCAAATGTTGTCAAACTTGATGGCAGATACAAAGGCTACAATCGTGGCTTTAGGTATCGCATTGACTTTGACACACAAGGTGAAAAATGGCACATTTGGATGGCGGTAATGAAATGGTGCGAAAATACCTGGGGTAAAGAATACACCTGGGGTAATGACGGGTTTCTTCCTCGCCAGGTGTGGAGCAACGACTATAGTACAGCACATGGCAAAAAGAATAAGTATTACAGACATTTATATCTATGTCGTGAAGAGGATGTTACAATGATGTTATTGGTGGTACAATGAAAATTGCATTGGGTAGTGACCTACACTTAGAGTTTGGTACAATAGAACTACACAATACAGAAAGTGCAGATGTGCTTGTACTTGCTGGCGACATCTGTGTGGCCCGTGATATTGAACTTATGAACAGTAACTTAAAAGCACAGCGCGGTCGTGCTGAACGTTACTTGGCATTCTTTGAACAAATATCAAAGGAGTTTCCCAAGGTTGTCTACGTCATGGGCAATCACGAACACTATCACGGTGACTTCAAATATACCTATGGTATTCTTAAAAATGCCTTAGGTCATTTGGAAAACGTCCATATATTAGAAAAAGACGTATTAGTTGTAGATGATGTTACCATCATTGGTGCTACTGTTTGGACTGATATGAATGGTAGTGATTCTGTTACCTTGCGTGAAATGCCGCACATAATGAACGACTTCCACGGTGTAGATAACAGCAATCATATGATACAACGTAAAGTGCCATTGTATCATTATGATGATGTAGCTAAGACACAGACAGTTACATATAAGATTAAAGAGTCTGCTGGTAAGTTTAAACCAGAACACGCAGTAGAAGACCACAACAAGGCCCTAGACTACATCAATCATGTTGTAGCAGAACGTGCTGACCAAAAGTTTGTGGTTGTATCACATCACTGTCCAAGTGAGCAGAGTGTACATGCTAAGTACCGAGCTGACACAATTATGAATGGTGGCTTCCGTAGTAACCTAGATGACTTCATAGCTTATCGTCCACAGATTAAATTATGGTGTCATGGTCATACACACGAGGACTTTGACTATGTCTTAGGTGAAACACGTGTGGTGTGTAACCCACGTGGCTATGTCAATCATGAGAATCGTGCTGGATACTTTGAACTAAAATACATTGAGGTATGATAGAGCTAAAATTGTGGCCGCCGCCTGAAGAATGGGAAGAAGTAGTAATAACCTGGGAAGTTATGTTGCACAGTGGAATTCACAAACCTCCTGTTATACTAGATTGGGTAGAATCAGCTCCAGGTGGCCGCTATCATCTGCACGGGTGGCGTGGCACGGAAGGATTTGCCTTCCGCTTTGAAGATCCCGCAGATGCAACTTATTTTAGATTGACTTGGTGTTAGTGAATGGTTCTACTAGATAAGTAACCGTTGTCGTGGTTAATAAAGAACTTAAAAATTTCTTCTACTTTGGTAGTAGCTTCTACATCAACTTCTGGCATGCTTATGCCTTTTAAGTGTCCGTCTTGCGCAACAACAAACACATAATCTTCTGGCTGTATATCACCTAGTACATCATCATTTACGTTTAGATTGTGGTCGTTTGAAGGCCCGTCTGTGATTTTTGCCATTATCGTTCTCCTTGAAGTATTTTACGTTTGCTTTAACTTTTTTTAGTAACAATTTAGTTACTTCGTGATCTTTACCAAATGCCTTGTAATATTGATTTAAATCTGGACTGTTGATTTTACTGGCGCTAGTAATATTTAACTTATATTTCATTAGGTATTGTCTGGCAGCTATGTTCTGCGCATACGCATCTATTTCGTCTGGATCACCTAGATATTCTTGATCAGCACGTTTGTTAGGATCTTTATGATTGCTTTTGTAGGTATTTCTGTGATAGCGATATCTACGACTGCGGAACTGTCTTTGATGTTCATATTCATGTATCAGTGTTTCTACTAGATCTATAGCCATTTGATCAGCCATGTCAGCTGAGATAGTTATAGGTGCAGTCTTAGGGTGATTAAGAATAAAATCTATGATAAACTGTTTCTTTTTGATTTCATCTAGGCCAGGATCGTATTCTGCACCAATAGTCCACTCGCCTGGTTCTAGTGCGCCTTTGGCACCAGTATAGAGTTTCACACGTACAGGATGTTGATGTTTGTTTAGATGTTTGCTTAGACGTTTAACAAGACTGCGAGGAGTAATCTTCTCTCCAACTAGTGTAGATAACCATTCGCTAAGATGATTATATTCTACAGTTGGATTTAGATACATATCGCTATCCTGTTACTGAAGGGCTTCCGCCACTTAATTGACTAGTAAGTTCCGCTTTCATTTGCGGTAATGCTTCATAAATTTGAGGAGCCGTTGAGGTAGCATCTCCCGACTGTTGCGCACTTGCTAGAAGTAGTGTAGCGTAGCTGCCGCTGAATAATTCTGCAAATGGTGGCTTACCAGCTTTGGATGGTGTTTCTCCATTTATAACTTTCCATGTTTGTTCCCAAGCATTAGTACCTGTGGCTGTTGCTTCTACTGTTACATAGCTGCCTGTAGTACTTGTTGGCGGACGATCAAATCTTCTACTAACAGTAATAGGAAAATTCACAGTTGATGTCTTGCCAACTGGAGGTGGCGGTGTAGTAGTCAACGGACTAATACCATTGTCTGACAGCAATCTACTATTTTTACCTTCTGCTAGGCTGGCCTTGATTGCTTCACCGTAGGGAGTAGATGTATTGGCCATGTTATGTAGTATATCACCTATGCCGCTACCGCTATTGTCTGCACCAAACTTGTGTAGGTTTTGTGCAAAGTTCATTGATGAGCCTAGGGTATTTTTAACAGGTGCAGTAAAGTCTACACCTGCTTTGGTAAAAAGACTTGTAGCAGTTGCTATTGATGCGGTCAGTGCTGATATAGCGGCTGATGCATTAGAGCCCACTGTTTGAAGGAAACTGGTAATGCTAGGCCCACCTGCTAGATGTTGAGTAAAGTCAGTCATGCTAGGCAAACCTTTGGGTCCACTACCAGTGCCTGTCATGCTGTCAATTATACTTTGATGATCACTGATTAACCCGCCTAGACTTGGAAAGGCCGCTGAGTGCAAAGGTGTTGTCACTGACTGTATTTGCCCAAATAGATCTGGTGCTTGGCCAGCATCTTTAACAGACCCAGCACCAAGATCACTTAGATGTGTGGTCAGCGCACTAACACCAGAAAATCCTGCTGTGTCTGCTGGATTTGCTAGTTTACTAGGATCACTGAGATCTTTAAGACTCTGTATACCGCCTGTACCAACTACTGGTGCGGCTGCGGCTCCAAAGGCTGTGCTAGCTGTACTATATCCTTGTGTTACTGTTCCTTCTACGGTAGAACCTAAAGAAGGTGCACCACCTGCAAACGCATTATTGGTATACAAACTACTGTCACTACCATTGTATGATGGTAATCCACCATATGGGGCTGTAATGCCAAATTGTGTTGCGGCTGTGTTAATTGTGGCAGAATTAGTAACACTGCCCATGACTTGATTTATTTGATCTGTGTAAACAGGGTTGTTAAGATCATCTAATGGCACACCATTTTTTGCTAATAAATCATTAACGCCTGATGCATTCCCTAATTTATTATTGTTTAATGCTTCTACTAATCCGCTAGGTGTGCCAAAACTCTTAACACTTATGCCATTAAACATTGAGCCCGTTGACAACATTGATGCGCCAGCACCACTTAGACTGCCCAGCTGATTTACCATACCTCGATCTGCACTACTGCCCATGTCAGTGATGCCAGCACCAAAATCACTGTAATTTATGTTAGCCATAAAATCAGTGCTGGTGCGCAGATCTGTTGCATTTTTTATGTGGCCCTGTGCTTGGTTTAAGAAATCACCAAAGGCGGCATGATTAGGAGTGCCACTAAATCCCAATCCAGATTGGAAACTAGTTAAACTAGACAGTGCAGCCGCGGCCTGCACATTAGCTGATGAATTACTGGCTGCAATATTTGCCAGCTGTGACATTGTAGCTTGAACTGGCGCCGCTAGTTGTAGTGCAGATCCTTGATTGATACCAATCATTGCTGTAAACGTACTAGGGGTAAGACTAGGTGCTGGAGTAGCCAGCGTAGCTTTTAAACCCTCTATTATGCTGGTAGCTGATTTGGAAGTTACAAGATCTGATATTGCCATTGGCGTTGCCTTAAGTTATAATGCCGCCTGCACCAACTGGGGTAATACCAGTGGTAGTTTGAATGTAATGGTCTTCCATGTCTTTGATTGTAGGACTATGTAACATCACATGTGCTTTTTGCAGGACTATACTCTTATTTAAGTCACTTGTAAAGAGGCTTTGTATCAGACCTAGGCCTTTTTGGCTAGGCATTACTGTACATGGTTTGTCAATAGTAAAGCTGGTACTGTCCTCTGACAGAATTTTAGCAATGATTTCATCACCATTAACAATTTTGAATGATACTACTGTATCTTTAGCGTAACCTTGTTTCTCAAGCATTTGTTGCTCCTAAGCGTCGTTGAAATTCTTCTTCAGTTAATCCTACTAATCCTTTGAATCCACCTTCTACAAACAGTTCATCTTTGTCTGTGTAGATCTGTGGCACACTTTGATGCCCTTTTGATTTTAACCAAACTAATTTATCTGGGTCTTGTTCTACGTTGATTTCTTCAAAATCAACTTTTTTCAGTTCTAACCATTTTTTTGCCTGCACGCAGAACGGGCAGTGATTTTTACTATATACTATTAACATTTTTTTTCCTATAAATCTGGTAATTCATTGTAGTCAATACCTTCGCCCATGACTCCAATTACATAATTTGTTGACTCATTTTCCTGTAATGCTGTTTGTTTCTTACTAGTGTCGCTGTGTTTGTTAAACCAAGGAATTGGTGTGGTCTTAGGTGCTGGTTCTTGATATTTAATACCAATTTCTTTTAGTGCGCCAAGTGCAGTATAGTCTACGAATTCTTTTAAGATATTAGCATTAAGACCAATCACTGGACCAAATTTAAACAAGTAATCAGCCCACTCCTTTTCTTCACGAATAACATCTTGATACATAGCATAGACTTCTGCCGTACACTCTTCTTTGACCTTGGCAAAACGTGGATCTTCTTTGGCTACCTGATTAATTAACCAAGCAGTCCATTCTTTGTGTAACAACTCGTCTTGCAAGATCAGTGATATAATATTGCCGTTACCAATAAAAATCTTGTTCTCCACCATCGCAAGTGAAGTAGCAAAACTGACCATAAAGCGGAATGCTTCTAGTCCGTAACTGGCGTTGAGAGCCAACCATATGGCTTTAATATGTTGTTGTTCATCTACTTTGTGTCCTAGCTCTACCTTGCAGTTTATTAGGTGGAGAGCATCATAGTAGTTGCCAATGGTTGATGCCATACTAACAATCTCTTCAGTGTCATGAATAGTGTTAAACACATCCTTGGGCACATTATAGATGTTGCGAATGATATGGCTGTAACTGCGACTGTGTATATTAGTTTCAAAGAAACTCCAATTATACATCAGTGCTTCTAGTTCTGGAATACTTACTACCGGAGTAAACACCTGTGCAGGGCCACGTCCTTGTAAACTGTCCAGGGCAGTTTGTCTTAGTAAATTGCTGGTAAAAATATGCTTGACTGTGTCGCTGGCATCTTTAAAATCATTTGAGTCTTTGGTTAAGCTGACTTCTTCTGGGATCCAAAAGAACCCACGAGCTGTTTGTTCTAGTTTAACCAGCTTGTTATATTTTACTTCTTCAAAACGTTGTATGGTTACAGGACCTGCTGGGTCAAGAAACATCTTACGTGATAGATAGTCTGTTTTGGTATTTAAATTGTATTGTGCTTTTGACATTTATAATTTGCAGCTTTCGCAGTCCTCGTCGTCTAATGTTGATACTTCATCTACTAAGATTTCTTTAGGTTCGTCTTGTGCTTTTGCTCCAGCTTTATTAATCAAGCTATAGTAGAATGTTTTAATACCCCACGCATGAGCCTGCATCAAGTTCTTAGCAATCAATGTAGTTGGAACTTTACGATCTGGGAAGTGCGCTGGATTGTAAAATGTATTTGTACTGATACTTTGATCCACATAAGCCGCTAGCACCGCCGCTGTTTTCAAATATGCGTCGCAGTCCTTTTGTTCCCACATCAATTGATACTTAGTTTTTAGTTTGTTGTATTCTGGAACAACTTGAATAAACGAGCCTGCTTTTGATTCTTTAACTGAGATCAAACTCATGGGCATTTCAATACCATTGGTACTGTTAATCACCACACTAGAACTTTCAACAGGTGCTACTGCCATTAAGGTAGCGTTACGCACACCATATGATCTCATGTCACTGCGTAGCTGTTCCCAATCCAATTCACGACTTGGTGTAAAGTCTGCTAGAGTGTTAACACCTTTAGCACGACTTTCCCAAGGGAAGTAACCTTTACCATAACGTGTGTGTTCGCTGTGTGTACAAGCACCACGTTCTTTAGCTAGTTCAACTGTGGCTTCTGTTAGGTAAAATGCCTGATGCTCCATCCATGTTTTAACATCTTGTAGTGCATCTGGTGTGCCGTATTGATAACTGCGTTTAGCATGCCAATAGGCAAGATTAGTAACACCAATACCTAGTGGTTGTATTTCGTCATTACTGAGTTTGCTTTGTATACTTAAGAAATCTTGATAGTCAAGGATATTACATAGACTGCGCTGAAGTATACGGCAAGCACGACGCATGTCTTCTGGATTGCGGAACGCACCCCAGTTGATTGATCCCAAAGTGCATAAAGCGATGCGGCCGTTACTGTCGTCAAGACGCTTAAAAGGACGGGTAGGAAGTAATATTTCACAACATAAATTTGACTGATAAATTGTGTGGTATTCTGGATCAAATGGACCTTGGTTCATGACATTGTCAATGAACACAAGATAGATACGCCCAGTATCAGTTCTCTCCTTTAAGATACCACCTTTAAATACTTCTTCTGCTGGTAGGACTTTTTTACGTAGGTCTTTTTGCTTTTCGTATTTGACATAGAGTTCTTCAAATAGTGCAATGTCTTTGTAAAATGCTTCATATAAGTCAGGCACTTCGTTTGGATCAAAGAACGTGATCATTTCTTTGTTTTTGAATCTACGCCAAAACAGTGCCGATAGTACGACCCCATAATCCATATGACGTACACGAGTTTCCTCAGTGCCCTGATTATTTTTAAGCACAATAAGATCATCAAATTGATGATGCCATATTGGATAAAACACAGTAGCTGACGCATTTCTAATACCACCTTGTGAACATGAACGTAGGTCACCAAACCATTTTTTAAGGAAAGGGATCATACCAGTGTGCATGATTTCACCACCTCTGATGGGAGATCCCAATGGGCGTAGACGTCCAATCTCCAAGCCAATACCAGCACGTTTACTTGCATACTTGGCCATCATTTCGCCTGATGCAAAAATACTATCTAGATCATCGTCTGATTTGATCAACACGCATGAACTAAATTGTTTTGTAGGGGTGCCCAGGCCAGCTAGAACAGGAGTAGCTAAGGTAAACAATCCATCGCTGGCGCAGGCGTAGTAATCTTTAATATAACGCAATCTTTGACTAGGTAGTTCTTTGTGAAACACTGTTGCGGCCGCAATTATATAGCGAATCTGCGGAGTTTCGTAAATTTGTTTTGTTGAGCGGTTACGAACTAGATACTTTTCAATTAGTTGTTCAATGGCTGCGTATGAATAACTTTCATCTTTTTCATGATCTAACAGGTCATTCATTTTGTTCCACTCTTCTTCTGTGTACCAAGTTAATAGTTCATTGGTATACAATCCTGTGGCTACATTGGTTTTAACAATTTCCAATAGGTGCGGAACATTATAGTCACCATAGACGTCTTTACGCAGCATACTTAGGCGTTGTTTGCCTGCTACATATTGATAGTTGGTATGCCCTACATCGGGTTCGTGTTCTACGTCAATAAGATCAACAATAGCACGTAGAGTAATTTCATCAATTTCGCGTGTACTGATACCATCGTAAAAGTGTGGTTGGGCCTTGATCTCAATCATCGATTGGCTAACATCAGCTATACCTTGACATACTTTAGCTACTTGATTTTGCCATTTTGTTAAATCTAACGGAACGATGGCTCCGCTGCGTTTCTTAACTTGAATATTGCTCAACTTGAGTGCCTCTTTTTAATATTTTTCTAATTGTAAATCTGTACTTGAATATTGATACAGTAATTGCAACTGCATTTTTTCAACTTCACTTGTATTTACTATCGTGTAAGGATAGAAATTAAGAATATATTTCCCATCTGCTAGCCACGCTACGTTACTGCGTTCTTTGGTTTCAGGATCATAATATATTCTTATTTCTGGATTTAAATTTTTATGACCAGTAAAGTATATAGTATAAACTATTCCTAGGGCTTTTGCAATGTCGCAGTAATAATTTTCAGCCAATAATGTCCAGGGATCTGGCCAATCTGTTGTATTATCTGGTGCCAAATAGTAGCCAATGCCTGGAGCGCGGCTCCAAAATTGATTTAGTTGTTCTACTGCCTGTTCAATCGGCAATTGATCTAAATTGCGGCGGAAGTCCTTCCACTGCGCTAGTCTTTCATTAACTCGCAGATTCCAAAAATTTTCCAACATGTTAATTAAACGCTTTTAGGTAGTAGGTTAATACTGCCGCATTGCCTACATACGTACTAGTATAGGCTAAATTAGCTGTGGTTGTGGTTGTAGTAAAACTAAGATTAATACCTGTACTAGCAGTTTCACTATAGTCATCTTCATAGACCACTGTACCATTGTAGGTTGATACTTTGATAGTGCCTACTCTGGCTGCTGTGCCACGAATGATATTATAATCAATGGTGTTAGTAGTTAATGAATTAAGTTGTACTGCGGTGTTGGTTACGTTAGCTTGATTGTCAGCTAGGGTAATTTTATAATCACCCACTTCTGACTGTAAGGTAGCAACATTAGCCTGTAGAATAGCAATGTTAGCTTCAACAGCGCCAAGGGCAACGTTAAAATTACCTGCACTGTATTGAGTAAGTAATTCTGTAACACCGCCTGGATTTGGACTGCCTTCTGCAGCTGTACCATTACCAATATATAGTTGTTGAGTATCAATACTCCAACCAAACTCACCCGTAGACAACGAAGGAAGATCTGCGTTTAAGCCACTACGTACTTGAATTAAACTAACTTGTATAACAGCCATGATTAATTACTATCCTCTAAATTTTGTACCCTACCATTGAGTTCATGAATAGCATTAACTAGATAAGCAATAATACCATTATAGTTTACTACTGGATTACTGGGATTTGATAAATCTACAAATTCTGGGAATGTAACTGCTAATTCTTCTGCAACAACACCATAATTAGTTACACCATCTTTGTCAAATACGCGACCTTCTATTTGATTGATAGCTGACACAGCTGACTGAGTTGTGCTAATTGGCTGTATATTAGTTATTTCTGACATGGTTACACCTTACTTTGTATCTAGTATTTATGCTAGTTTATAATACTGTTCAACTCTATCAAACCAGCGATCCATCCAGATGTTCCACTCAGCACCTTCTACAGTCCAGGTTTGGAATTCAGGTTTTTCAAAGCCGCCTTCTGCTAGTATTTTAGGTGCCACAGCCATTAAGATTACACCCTGTCGAATGTCTGTGCCATGGACTTCATTATGTGCGGCAGCATAGGCGCATAATTGAAGGAAATAGTCTTCAATCCACTCCTTTTTCTTAGGTTTATTGGTCTGTTTGTAGTCTAAAATTGCGGGCTGGCCTTTGTACACTCCACAGGCATCTGTAGTGCCTGCATACAAGCCGGGAACATATAAGGGCACTTCAATGCCCCATACTTCATCTACGTGTTTAAGCCCATGTTCTATAATCTGCTGTGCCATAGCATAGCTTTGTTGACTGTTGGGATTAGTACCAGGGGTTCCTAATTGGCGATCGTTACGCACATAGTCTTCTAACCACTTGTGCATACGTGTACCGCGGCTGGCAGCTTCTGTGGTAATTTCCTGTGCTTTCTTTTCGCCTACGGCTTTACGCCAGTTGTTAAGAGCTTCTACTTTTTCTCGAGGTTTAGTCTTGTCTAAGATTGTTGTAACACTAGGAACTCTGCTGCCATCTGGCAGGGTGTAGAGTCTTTTTCCTTCAACAGTGTCACGAGAGATGGGGGTATAGTCGTATCGTTGTATAAGCATAGTACTAGTATATAGTACTAATTAGAAAAGGTCAAACAGTAAATGATTCGCCGCACCCACAACGTGCTTTCTCGTTAGGGTTAGCAAACTCAAAACCTTCATTAAGACCTTTTTTGGTATAATCTATTTCCATACCCTGTAGGTATACTAGGTCTTTTTTATTGATTATAAGAGTAACGCCGCGTTCTTCTATTTCAAGATCGCCATCAAACGTTTGATCAGCAAATTCTAGCAAGTAAGCAAAACCACTACAGCCACTGGTGCGCACACCAATACGCATGCCTATACCTTTCTTGCGATTGTACAAGGCATCTTGCATTTTTTTTGCGGCATTAGCTGTTAAGGTTATCATGTTTCTTCCTATAATCTTCTATAGCTGATTTGATTGCATCCTCAGCAAGCACCGAACAGTGTATCTTAACGGGCGGTAATGCGAGTTCTTCTGCAATCGCTGAGTTCTTAATTTCACCAGCTTCCTTGAGCGTTCTGCCTTTGAGCATTTCTGTAACAAGAGACGAGCTAGCAATCGCTGAGCCACAGCCATAGGTTTTGAATTTTGCATCTGTTATAATTCCATTCTCCACTTTTATCTGGAGCTTCATTACATCTCCGTCATCCGCAAGCTGGCGCACCAACCATACCTGTGCCAACTTGCGGATCCTCCTTATTCATGCTTCCAACATTTCTTGGATTTTCGTAATGGTCAAGCACTTTTGTGCTGTAAGACATTTTAATCTCCTATAATAGATTTAACAACATCATCAGGTTGGAAACTATCCCATTTACTTCTGTTTTCTTCACCTAATATAAATCTTAGATTCTTTCTACCGCCAATTATTTTAGGATCTATCCCCAATTGAAATCCCTGTTCGTACGGAATAATATGATCCATTTGCCAATCTGTTTTTCTTTTGCCTAATTTGGGAACCATACCTTCTTTCTTCATAGCGTACCAAGAACGATATGTTGCTTTTTTACATTCTCTTTTGTATGCTGTAAATTCATCATCTACATAATTCTTAGGGCGTTGATTATTAATTTTTCCATCCCAATTGGGATTTCCTTTGCCTGTCCATTTTTCTGATTGGAGTTGATTTGGTATGCCTTTATTCCATCCCCAACCTTTTGTAAGCCCGCTTGTATTTTGTTTTGCTTTTTGTTCTTCTGTAAGTTTAACCCCTTTATTCCAGGGATCATATTCTCCTCTATTTAAAGGATTTTTACATTTTTGAGAACAATAATCTAAGAAACGAGGTTTAGTTTCAAAGTCATTTCCGCAATATAAACACTTCTTAATAATACCATATTTGTTTTTCATACAAGTATTTATCATCTTGGCGCACAAGCATGTGAAAAACAATAGTATACTAAAATACTAAAGTATTTATTGTGTTGTGTCAAGCTATTTGTAGAATTTTAATTCAGCTTCTGTTACTGGCGGAGCAAACGTAGGTTTTGGTAGATTTTCTTTAAGTTCGCCTAGGGCAGTGTGCCACTGTAGATCCTGCGGGCAAAATTCACATTGTGCTATAGGTGTATCTACGGTTGCGGCAAATTCTTGTAGGTCTTCTTCTGAGCAGTCCGCTGACAGTGGTTGGTAACTGTATAGCAATTCACGTTGTCTAGTATCCAACCGTAAATCAAACTGTTGATCAAAATCTGGTAAATTGCTCATTGCTGGACACTTATATAGTTTGCCCTGATACATAGTATGGTCGTGTTTCATATCACAACTATTAAATGCTTTTACAGTGTCGCTGTTGTGTAACACATAATGATCATCTTGTTTGATCACTGTTGATTGATGGAATACATAGGCTTCTATTTCGCCAGCATGGTATTTCCACTTGGCTTTTAGTTCTTCTGCTGTTGCAGGATCATGCAAACTTAATCCAAACCCCACACGATATTTGTCCCAATAGGTTAAATGTTCAGGACGTTGATAGGTGCCGTTAGTCTGCACCATAATAACACTGTCAGGCCATAGGCGCCTTAGATTACTAACCCATAATTCTAAATCAGGATTAAGTGTAGGTTCTCCACCTATGATAGTAATCTGCGGTAGATCTAAACGACGACTCCATGCTTCATATGCAGCCGCATGATCTGCCCAACGTTGATGTCCTTTGAAATTTAAATTATTAAAGCGATTACACCCGCGACAGGTGAGATTACAGACGTTGGTTATATAGAATTCTACTCCAGGGAATAAACGAATCATCTAGTATTTAATACTAGAATCCTGCGGCGCCGCGTTTTTTGGCCGCGGATTTAGCCATATCACCAACTGTGTCCACTGGTGCATTTGGGTCTACATCTTGACCTTTAGGATTTTCTACTGTTGCTGAGCTATCATTATCTTCACCGGCCGGACGTAATTCTATATAATCTTTATTGTAGCTTTTGATAATATTTTGAATTGCTGGATTGTTAGTGTTAGCAGCAACCAGTGCGTCATAATCAAATGTCTTGTCTGTGTTAAGCACAAGATTGATTAGACTCTGTGTTGAAATTTTTGGAGGTGTGTCTTGATCTTTGTAACGATTGCGAATAAGCTCCAGAGCCGTTGTTAAATTTGACTCTGGAGTGTTTTTTGGGCTATGTGTAAATTCATGTAAGCGCACGATTAACGACGTTCGCGGCCAAGTTCTTCAGATCCACCAACTGCTGCATCGCTGGCTGCAAATCCATCAGTGTCTTCTTCAGAATCTAAATCACTAACTGGGGCTGGTGGTAAATCACCGCCTAGTTCATCACCTGGTAAGTCTGCACCTCCAATGTCCATTGGATTGTCAACTTGCTCGCCTGATAAAATACGAACGCCATTGTCAACGCCTTCACGTGCTTGTTGTAGGTTCGACATTAGAGTTGCTAGTGTTTCACCTACTGCGTTTTTAAAGCCGTCAGCTTGTTCAGCGCCAATTTGATCACGGATTGAATCTAGTAGTTCAGGTAATTGCTCATTTTGCATTTTACCTACTTTTTCAATAGCGTCTTGTACACTGTCAACCATGTTCTTAGCAGCTAGTAAAACTTCAGCACTGCCAACTTCACCTTCGTTAAGTTGACGACGTTGTTCTTCTAACCATGTATTGATACTTTCACGCACTGTAAGTAATTCCATATAACGTGGATTACGTTCAGCAGTGTGTAGGTCCACACTGTGGCGGATCTTGTTTAGGTTAGCTGTGATTGTTTCGCTTAATTGCTCTGCTTTGCTAACAGTTAAGCTGTTAAAATTAATAGCAAAACCAAAGCGGCTTTCCATTAATTTATTATATTTTTTGGCTGATTTTACTGCCATTTCTGAAAGTTTCATATGGTCCGATTCCTGTTTAGACTTTAATATATTTAGCCAGATCTAGATTTTTCTTAATTTCTTTTTTAGTGCTATCAATACGTTGCATAACCTCTTGATAGCGTGTTGAATAGTATTCTTCACTCCAACTATCGCCGTTTGTTATGGCTTTTTTGTATCTTTGACGATACAATGTGGCTTCAAACTCTAGTCTGTTTAACAAGCTGTCGCTGTCTTTGATATCGTTAGCTAACTGTAATTTTTGTTTATGCAGGGCAATACAGTAAAATATAGCATCTTTACGACTAAAAAAGTCAAATATCTGCTGTTCTTGATCCATTACACGCCAACATTTGTCATTGATCTTAACCACACGGTAACGACCCACAAGAACATCACTGCCTATTTGATAACAAAAGGGCAATTCATTGTTGGTTTGTGTTAGATTAGATAATTCTGTTTGTGTAAAACGACGTATCTTTTCTACATCAAACTCAGCCGATGCGTTTTTTGTAGTAGATTTTGCCGGAGTCATTGGTTCGAAGTAACACGTCTTTAGTAGTCAAATGATTAGCAATCACTTGTTCACGTTCATTGAGTTGATTTTTTGCAATAGGGGTTTCACCTATAAAACGTTCAAGAAGGTCTTTCTCTTCGTTAGTGATAGGTAATAGTATTTTATTAGTTAATTCTACGATCTTCATGCAAGTATTTATTACTTGAACACGATGTGGGCTAATAAACCTAGTAGACCAGTCAGGACAACACTTAAGATGGTGACGATGATGCTGACGCTTTGTTTGCCGCGACCTTCAAGTTTGTCGTCTAGACTTTCCTTGATGCTGACTAGGTAGCCTTCAAGTTTATCCATACGATGTTCTAAATTAGATAGTTTAGTTTCCAAGTTGCTGTACCTTACGGCACATATTTCAACGTGGGCTTCTAAGCTCTGTTTCTCAATTTCTGATGGACCTGGCATCTCGCTTTCCTGTATGAGCGATGCTGTTTTTTGATGAGCCTTAATAATGTGCCTTAATATGTGCCTTAATGAATGCCTATAGCATCTAAAGTATTTAGTTAGTGTGGTAGAGCGTTAAAGTATATGTTTTTCCACGGACCGCTAGTGTAAAATATAGGTTGATTTGGATGTGCAGTTTCTGTGAGACCTAGGATTACTGGGGTCAGCTTAAAATCACTTTTTAGTAGTCCATATAAATCTGCACCTTCTCTATAGACTTCTGCATAGTCTACTGAAAATTTAAAACTCCAAACTCTATGTTTGCCTGTGTAGTTAACGCCAAACACCTGATCAAGATTTTTAATATTTTTTACTGAATTGGCCGTTTCTAAGATTTCAGTTTGTGTGCGTAGATTTATAAGTTGTAGAACAGTTTCCCAGTTACGCTGTTGATTGCGTTCAAGTTCATGTTCTCGTGAGTATATCGTTCGCCCTGTTGGGGTAATGTCTACTAGAGTATATGCTTGATAGATGTATCTTTGATCGTCCACTAGGTATTTATGGCCAATAAAAAAGGCACTTATAAAAGTGCCTTTCTTAAGTTTAGTACTTTCGTTTAGATATTAGTAAACGAATGATGCAACTGTTGTACCAGAAACTGCTGCTGAACAAATACCTTGTAAGTTACCTGTACCACTTGATGCTGATGGAGCTGCACCTGAGATAGCAACACGGAAGCTACTTGGCCATGGTGTACCAATTGTTGGATCACCTAAAAGTTCAATAGAACCAATTGTTTCAATTGCTTTAACTAGTAAATCAAAGTTTGAACCAACTGTGTATGGGTTTGAACCAATGTTTGCGTATGTAACAGTGTAATGTGTTAGCGTACGACCTGTAATGGTTAAGTTACCATTTAAACCATCGGTTGGTTGTGGGAAACCGTTAATACGTGCGATTGTTGTGTATGACATTTGTATTTCTCCTAAGTTTGTGCGCAGTGCGCATACTATTATTTAGCCAAAATACAAAAAGTTAACTGACTAGATTATTTGTTTAAGAAGTTAATTCTGCTGAATGCTAGACGATCAACTAGTTTAACAGCGCCACCATCATGTCCTATAGCTACAAAGCCTTCTGGCGCTGTGACTTTATATCCGTCTGCTGTTTTTTGGAATGTACCAATACCTTCTACTTGACTTAGTTTGTGTAAGAGTATTCCCTTAAGTTCTACTACACGCTTGTAGGTAGCTAGAACGCCTAATAGGTTGTTGCTGTTGTCAGCGATCCATTGTTCTTTTTGCTTGATCTTTTCAACACGATTTTTAGCAACACGGCTAGTTGGATCTTCTACGCCTTTCATCATTTCACTGTTATAGTGTGCGATAAAATCTTTTAAAAATTGTGTAGGCTCTGCGGCATGTACTCCACTGCGTACTAGTTTATTGATAAATGGTTTAACCATGCGACCAAACTCTTTGTCTGCTAGTATAACATCAAAGCGTTGTTGGCCAATCTTTTCCATAGTAGCTTTGGTTGAGGCTAGATATTTTTTAATCTTGCTGTCTTCTGTAGGTGTTAGGCTAGCTACTCCTGTGTAGTCTTTATAGGTAGCATCATCAAACCATACTGCTTTGGTCTGATGGAATCCACTTACATTAACTCCAAATGTAGCTGTCATTTCTTCTATACTGTTACCAGTGTAGGTAGTATGAAATATGATTCCTAGTTGTGCATTAGCGATGCGTTGACCAAGATGACTGTCAACTGGTACAGCGTAGGTAATAGTGTTAGGTGTAAACACATAGCACAACTCATCGTTGACTTCTACCTTAGTAACTTTACCAGGGGTAAACATTAGGTCGCCTTGTACTACTCCGCCAATGCCTAGTTTGCTGAGATATTTTAGTGCGGCTAATAGTATTTCTGCTAGTTCAGGTTTATCACCGTAGAACTGTTGTACGTCTTGTGGTTTCTTACAGAGTTTAGGTTCACCTTTAGAAAACACTGATTTAGTGCCTACAAAAAATTTGCTGTCAGCAGGATCAATACCACAGATAATAGCTGGACTGCCGTCCCATTTGACTGTGAGTTTGGTAGTAGTACCTGTACCTTCTCCTAGCATGTGACGTAGGCTTTCAATGAAATTTAATGCTTCTACTGCGCCAGCATAGCCATTGTTAAAGATCAAATCTTCTAAATGCTCAAGGTGAGTGTTCTTGCTTTCTGTTAGCAAGAAGTTAGGTGTTTGATTCTTTATTTCAAATAATTTCATTAAATGCGTGCCTTTATACCGTCTACTAGATATTTAAATTCTTTATAATCACGTGATTGGACTTGTACAGCTTTTCTGTTAATAGCCTTTGGTCTGTTTGGTTTTGCGTCAAGTGCATCTAGTTGTTTTAATAGTGCTTGTTTTTGTTGTAGTGTTAATTTACTAATATCAGGTAGGCGACTTCTATCAACCTTGGTAATGTTAATTGCTTTCATTGCATCCGATATAACTGCTGGATCAATACCTTGTTTTTGTAATATATCTACAATAGCTTCGCTGTCTGTTGGACTGCCAGCAGCCTTCCATGCGGCCTGTAGTTTGTCTGCGGTAACTTTAGTAGTAAGGTTATGTCCTACTGTTTGTGCTTTGTTTTTAACTGCGCCAATACCTTTGCCTAATAGATTTGCGGCTTTATCACCCAGGCCTGCTTTGCCGTAGGTACCTTTAGCGGTTCTACCTTGAGCATGTTTGCCTGCTATACCTCTGCTAACATTAGCCGCAGCTGTTTTAAATTTATCAAATAAGCCTTCAGCAATAAGGATATGTTCAAACAGTTGGTTAACCTGTGCCGATGAAAGCACAATACTTTCCATAGCATCAACACTTGGTCTTGTTGCTACTAGTTTACCTGCTTTGTCATAGATACTAAGATCTATACCATCTGTTTTATATGAAAACTTATCAAGCGGAAATTGTTGTTTAACTCCACTTGGAATGTCCCACGGACTTGCTGGTTGTAGTCCTGTGGTGTGTTGACTAAATGATGACGATGTAGTAGTTGTATCTCCACCTTTCATTGCTTTGCCTAACGCACCAGCAGCATAGGCCATGCCACCTGTTTTAAGTCCTTGTCCAGCGGCTGTGCTAAACTCCTCACCTTGCAATAACTTATCAGTCATTTTTAATAAGCCAAGTGCGGCTGCTCCGCCAGCACCTGCACCGCTAATGCCAGCAGCTGCTATCAGCGCACTGTAAATTAACGTTTGTGCTACGGGATGTGCTTTGGCAAATGTTCTATACTTTTGAACATATTGCATAACACCTTTGTCGCCACCTGTTGCCTGTTTTAATTTTTCAGCAACATCATCATATGCGGCATCTGCATTTTTCATTGGGCCGCTATTTTGAACTTTACTCACTAGGTCATTGTATGCTGACTGCACTTTGGCGGCCGCATCTTTAGTTATTCCTAACCCTGTGCGATTGCCTCCAGCACCCGTAGCACCTTGTTCAATTTGTTGGAATAGGTTTAAGATTTGTTGAGGATTTAATTGTGCTTCTGCAATTACACGACCAGCCGATTCCCATAGCATCATGCTATTTTTATTTTTAGGAGTTAATCCCTCGTATAGATATGACGTAGTCTTTTTCATTATTTTGCCGCCATTGATGCTAGTAGTTGCCTGCGCAGTTCAGCACGTTCTTCTGGTGTTAATTTACTAATGTCAGGCAACCCGGCATCAGCTTGTTGTGCATCACCATCAGCTGCTGCTGTTGGCGGCGTGTTTGTGCCAGCTGACTGTTGTTGTGCTTTAATCTGATCAATAATGGCCTTTTCTTTAGGATTCTTAGGATCTAGTTTTTGACCATTTATAGTAATTGGTTCGTCAGCTTGGTTAGCGTCTTGTTGTTGATTTCGTGTGGGTTTTTGCCTTGTTTGTGCTGCTTGTTTGTTTAGTTTGCCCATCTTATAGAGTTTTGTCACATCTGTTAGGTACTTACTGCTATTAGCAGGCGATAGGGTTTCTGGAGCAGGTGGTAATAAATTTTCATCACAACTGAAATATTTAGCGGCCCATGATGCTATGTCAGTGTCGCCTGTACCTCCAGTGTATTTGTTCCATGCAGTAACAACTTTGTTGGCTAATTGTTGTAATTCAATTTGACCTGTTTTTTGTTGCCAACCTGCTTTGGCTCCCACAACTCCACCAGTGGCTGCACCTCCAATGCCGGCTGCGGCTTTTCTAGTAAAATCAAGTAGACCTTCGTCTAAAAATTCATTAGTCTTCATCTTTGAGTTTCCTGATACCACGTGAGAATTTAGCAGGATCTTGGCCTTTGATGGCATTAAGGAAACGACGTTCTAACTCGCCAGCTGTTTCAGCATCGTAGTTTTCGTGTATGTTACGGATAAGGTTGATTGCGCCATTGATAATGTTGTTGGCGCGAGTCTCAAGGAGATTCTCCTTGTCCTTGTGCGTGAGTAACTCATCAAGTTCTGTGAGTATGCTACGAGTGCGTTTCTGCAAAATCTTACTCCAATTTAGTATATTTATCGTAGATTAAAATTAATTTATTATAGTATAGCATGGATTAAATACTCTTACAATGACCCTAGAAACTATAAAATTTGAATTGGAATTTATCCCAGACTATTGGGGCATGCCACCAAGGGCTAGTATATCTATAGACGATACTCGCAAATTCAATGGTGACATTACAAAAGAAGAATGTATAATATCATTTGATCATACTTTAGAATTTGGAAAAACACATACCCTCTGTATTGACAAGTATGGTAAAGGGCATAAACAGGTTCGTATCAATCCAGATGGTACTGTCAGCGACCAAACGTTAACAATTAAAAACATAATTATAGATGGCATAAACATACGCAATTGGCTTTATACCCATAGCTATTATACGCCAATATATTTAGAACCTTGGGCCAGTGAACAAAAGGCCGCAGGAATAATTTTAGAAAAAACAGTACCTGGTGAAATGCATCTATCGCATGATGGAATTTGGACTTTTAATTTTTCTAGTCCGTTTTATCAATTTGTTTTTGATGCCATGGATGGAGAAATATGAAATACTCAATGAACGATATATCAAAAAAATTGATTCCAATCAATGATAATTTTTTTAAAAAATTAAAGCAAGATTGGTTTGAAAACTCACACAAAATTGTCAATTATCAAACCTTTATTCCAATGGCAGAAGAATGGTTTAGGGCAACTAAAATCAATGACATACAAGGGTGGGATCAATTTCCCTGTGTAGATGTATTACTTGGTTGCACACACTTTATTGAATCGTTAGTACTTAAATATGGGTGGAATGGTATACAGATACTGCCTGAAGAATATGCATACTATGGTCTTATGGGCAAATGGGGTACTGATCTAGGTAATCTACAGCCTAATACTCCATTGATAATATCCTTGCCAAATTGGCGATATGCTGATCTAAGACCAGAATGGCCTCAACTGTTAGCTGAGTGTGAACAAAAAAACATTGACATACATATTGATTTTGCTTGGATTATTGCCAGCAAAGATATTTCAATTGACCTTGATCATCCCTGTATTAAATCCTTTGGCATGAGTATGAGCAAATATAGCCTAGAATGGAATAGAATAGGATTACGTTGGAGTCGTCAACGAGCTGTAGATTCAGTTACTATCTTAAATCGCTATCACGGCGATATTAACAGTGCATTGACCAGCTGTGGTGCATTTATGATGCAGAATATTCCTCGCGACTACGCTTGGGATACCTACGGGCCATATCATTATGAGCTATGTCAAGACTTAGATCTATCGCCAACTAAATTAATTCATGTGGCAAAAAATAATTCTGGAGTATTAGGAATTGGGGGAATACTATCCGCTGTGTCCCCACATAGCATATAACGAATATCTAATATGATCTGCGGGAACAGGAGTATTCATGTAGTGCGGTACTCCAACACTATTATCTACTAGATATCCATAATTTTCTTTGTAGTCTGTTGATAGGATTGTGCCATTAACTAAAAATTTAGTTGCTAGATCAACAGTTGATTCTGATAGATAAATTTGTACAGCAACGTCAATAATGCTATTGTCTTTTTCATGCATACTAATAGTATACCCTTCTTGATCTTTCCATATAGATAGGCCAAGAAATTTATTAGTTCTATTAAATCTTTGATTTAAATCAGCAGTAAGATTGTCTAATACTATGTGTGTTTCTTCAATGACTGATTCAGGTATCCAATTTAATTTCAATCTATTATTATATTCTTGTTTTAGTTCCTTGGTCCAAACTATTTCTTCTGTTGTTATGTAGTCTAACAGTTTAACTAATAGATCAGGATTAATAAAATCTTTAAGAAAAAACAAATGAGGACAAGCTGTAGAATCTATTTTTGATAGTCGGTCTAAAGAGTAACTAGTACTGTCAGTGATTAATTTAAAATCCAACAGCATTATTCTGCACTCTTAAGACCTGCCAGCATGCTCTTTAATTTACTACTGTCTACCGTGGCATTGATCTTAGGGTGATCTTCTGCGGGACTTACACTGCTACCAGTTTTGATTTGGCTCAGAATGTTAGTAGTACCCGCACCACGCAGGCCACTTTCTTGTGCTTCTTCACCTGGGTCTGTGATGCGCATTGTATCAATGTCGTAGTCTAGGTCAATCTTTTGTCCTACACCAGTTGAACTACGTGACTTCATACACTGTATTTGATAACGTCCACGCTCACGCATAGCACGACTTGTAAAGATACCAAATACATTATCTGCTGTGTTAATTTTTGATAATCCACCAGCAATATGACTATGGTCAAATTCAATTTCCTCAACCGCACCGCGATTTAACTGTGACGCTGTAACAAATAGTACACCTAGTTCTTTAGCCAAGTTACGCAGTTCTTCTGACACATACTTGTCTTTAACAAACAAATCATTTGGGCTAACTTTTGCACTTACAGGCATGACTAAATCCAAATAGTCTACCATAACAAAGTCTACTTTGCGTCCTGTTTGGATTTGATACTCTTTTAAATATGCTCTAATGTCGTTAACGTTTGACTGTGCTGGGAAGCCTTTGATTTGATAGTTACCTGCTTTCTTACTAACCAACCGCACTTTCATTGTAGTTGTATCAATGTCTTTGCGAATATCTTTTGTGCCCATCCCAGTTAGCATAGCATCTGTTCTAAGTGCGCAAAGTTCTTCACTCAACTCCAGACTTACATACACACCACTTAGGCCTGCTTGTAACCAACTCAAAGCCAAGTTCATCATAACAAGTGATTTGCCTGATCCAGATCCACCAGCAAAGATGTTTAGTTCACCGCGACTAAATCCGCCATATAGCAGTCTATCAAGTTGTGGCCAACCTGTTGATACTTGACCGCCACTGTTATAATATTTTTCAATACGCTGTTTAGGATCTGCAAAGTAATCAGTACCCATGTCTTTAGTAAGACTAATCTGTACTGCATCTTTGATTAGTTTTTCTACAGGATTGTAGTCACCCTTTTCCAACATGTCTGCGGCTTTAAGAATAGCACGTTCAAGTTCTTGACGTTTAGTAAAGCCTTCAAACTCTGTCATAAACCAATTATAGTGGTCTTCTGTTAGATCTGGTACGTGTTTTAACTCTGTTCCTGTAACTGCCTTGACCTGCTCAATAGTAGGCAGAGTCTTGTGATTGTCACTGTGTTCTTTAATAAACTTAGCAACATCTTTAAGACTACGATCAAAGTTTTCTGGATTATAGATATTCTGCACACGCACATAGCTTTGTGCATCCTGCAACATCATTTCAATAAAAAGTTTTTGTAAATCTAGTGAATAGTCTTTTGTGCTCATAATATTAATTATACAGTTTCTTTTTCATTAATTCAATCTTGAGTTTGCTTGTTTCTTTGCTGTCTATGATAGTTTTCAACACAAACAACTTGCCATATTTTACCACTGCTTCATTTATATCCTTACATGTTTCTAACCACACTGGGAAACTAACACTCCATCCATACTCTATAGCATTGTTAATCATTTTAGCACCTGCCCGGTCACGATCAGCTACTACTATGACTTCCTTGCCCAGGCTTTCAATGATGTCTGCTTGAGTTTCATTACACTCATTGTTCAACACTGCTACACCATCTATGCTCATAGCATCAAATGGCCCTTCACAGACTATGACAAACTTGCTGTCTGGTTGTTGGGCGTTTGTATTAAACACAAAGTTAGGTTCATAATGACTGTAGTATTTTGGCTTAACGCCATCAACAAAAGCACGACTGGTATAGCCAATGGTTTTACCTTGCCAAACGCAAGGAATAATCACACGCTGATGTAGGCTGTGTTCTGTTGAATCAGTCCAATAAAATTCATATTTTTGTGTGTCAATTTTACGAGCAGTAACATAATCAACTGCTGAATTTAGTAATGGCGGAACATTACGTAAATCATCTAACAAGTGAAATGTAAGTAGTTGTTGGAAACTAATAGCACCTTCCGGTAAGTCACGATGTTTAAACTCAACTTTTTCTTCAGCTTCAGCTTTAACCTCTTCTGGTGCGACTAATTCACGGATACGTATTGCTTCAATAACCAATCGTTTAATGTTGGTGTCATCTGCACCCAACCATTTTAGTAACTTACGAAATTTGAATGTTAAATGTCTGCCTGGTTGATATGATGCTTTGAAGTTACAGTTAAAACAATGATAGCTGACTGATCCATCTGCGTTAGCAGTCAATCCACCACGGCCACGAGTATCTGCACTTTCGCCATTATGATGACAACAGGGCGCATTAAAGCTAGTCCACCCACTAGGAGTAGTTTTCTTCTTAGCTGGTAAGATTGATTTTATGAAGTCGCTTATGATATTCAGCATATACTATATTATACACTGATTTTTTGGTTAGATCAACCTATATTCCAAACCTTGAACGAACTGCTTGATAGTTTTGATTGATCTGTGTATTACCAAAGGCAGTGTTGTAAATACGGACAACACCCAATCCGCCACCCCAATAGTCACCAAGGTCCCAACGCCGCATCAACACAATACCAGCTTGTGAACTGGTAGATGAACCCGTGTAGCCAAGGGTGCTAACCTGCGTATTATTTACGAACAGTTTAACTGTTGTGCCATCATAGGTACCCACGATGTGATACCAAGCATTTGATGTCAATGAATAAGCTGGAGTAGCATGCCAGGTACCATCCCAGAATCCATTTTGTAAGCCACCAGAAACATCAACACCAAGGCTAAAGTTAATCCTACTAGTAACCCCAGGATATTGTTCTGTGAGTATACAAGGATCTGCTCCCGTGTTAGTGCCAGTGTAGTAGTGCCAGGTTTCTACAGTCCAGCGTGACAGATTACCAAAGCTCTGATTTGGGCTGTAAGCATATTGACTGCTGCCAGGCACAAAGTTTAGGTATCCACCATTGTTGCTGCTGAATGTAGGACTACCGCTTAGGGTAAATGATAAGCCGTTAGCAGTATCACGCCAAGTGGTGTTGCCAGAGAAACTTGATGTCAATCCAGCGTCTAGGTTTAACACAAGGTTGGCAGTGACATAAGGTAAACTATCAACTACGTAAGTGCCTTTGAGTGTTACACCCTGTATTATCATATCTGATCCTTAGAATGGTTTGGTTGAGCTCAATGTTACTGTACCAGTGACTGTTATGGTCTGTGTAGCACTTGTGTCCAATGTCACGTTACCACCTAGCATGAGATATTTGGTATTGGCTATAGCTGTGAGTTCTTGATTAGGCACTGAGATCGATGTCTGCGTAGGATCGTAGACATTACTGCCAACTACAATGCGAAGATTGGTCATAAGTCCTGGCCAACTTGCTCCATAATATGATCCAATCCAAGGACTAGCGGCAGCATAGTTCAGCGAGTTAGTCTGGGTAGCACCAGCTCTGGTAGCGGTACCACCAGCTGTGTTACCAAGGAATAATGCTTCAGTTGTGCCGTTCCTTGTCAAGGCAAAATAATACCACTTGTTAGCCGTCATAGTGGGCACTGTGTAGCTGAACTGACCACCACCACCGTATTTGTCTGTGGTAAATATCGTTGAACTAGAAACAATTAAAGTAAATCCATTTGTAGATGTAGCACCAACGATACCGTAGGCTGAAGTAAAGTTAGGTAGTTGGAACCATCCTTCAATGGTGTATGATCCTGCTCCAATAGTAACTCCAGGACTGAGTACCAATTGATTAGTACCACTAGCACCACCAGCGAAACTGAGGCTGCCTTGTAAACCAGCTGGTGGAAGGAAATTTAAACCTTGGATATTTACGCCATTAATATACATAATTTACCAGTCTATTCTCAATTGACGCACCCAGTTATTAGCTGTGCTACCACCAGTGTATGCTGCCACACCAAAGTTGTTGCCCGCCGGAGTCCACGAGCCAATATTCACAGCGCCTTGGTATGCTTCATTTAGGTACACTTCCATCATACGGTTACCGTTTTGTATCTTACGTATTTTCAATGTCAAGTTATAGAAACTTGTGTAAGAACTATTCCAAACAGTAATGCCGCTTGGATTATAAGTGCCACTGCCTTCTAATATAAATGGAATGTTAGTCTGTGTGCCGTTAACGTAAACTTCAAATTGATTTGCACTTGAGTAATAGTGGTTAAACACTGCAATGCCACCATTTGATGCATTTGCTCCAGGGTTGGATTGCGGTACCGCATTTGCACCAAAATAGATCCACTGTCCGTCAGCACCAGTACCATTGCCTGCACCTATGCTGGCTGTTATAACCATGTCATAGTTGTAGTTTACGCTACTACTGTTCCAGTTTATATACCCGTTCTGTGTAGTTGATGATGGAGTCAGCTTTAAACCATATGCTTGAGTGCTATCCCAAGCAGCGTTGCCGCCAATGGTACCACTTGGTGTAAATGCTGTTAATGCTGAAGTAGTGTTAGCCTGCCAAGTATCCCATAAGAAACGTGTTTGTGGGCCACTGCTGCCACCAGCTGTGATATTGCCAGTATATGTAGCTGTGGTACCATAGCTGTTACCATATTGTGTAGCAACTATACCACCAGCTGTAACATTACCAGTGTAGGTAGCTGTGGTACCTACACTATTACCAATAAAGTATCCAGTGCCACTTGTTGATATGCTGTTGTTCACAGTCATGTTCAAGTTACCAGCAGTAGTCAACTGCATCTGAGCACTACCATTGTTGTAGAAGCTCAATGGCAAGTATGTACCTGCGCCGTTGATGCCTGATACTAGTTGTACATCAGTGCTACCATTGGTAGTGATCATGATCTTACTTGCGGCTGTTAGGTTACTGCTATTAGCCGCTTGCCATGCCGCGCCAGTACCAGTACCACTTGGTACTGCATAGACGCCTGTTGTAGCACTATTACCAGTGGTAACAAACACAGTTCTACTGTTTACAGTGGCATTACTGAAATCACCATAGATATAAGAGCTAGAAGGGAATATTATGTTGCCAGGTAAGGTCAAGTTACCATCAAAGCCAAATGTGTAGCTGGCCGCCGCAGTGTTACTGGTTTTCGCAGGATTGTAATTGTATAGTTGGACTGTAGTACCACCACCGCCTGGTAGGGTTAGGATGTCACCATTACGATATCCAGTACCAGGGTTAGTTACAACCAATGAGCTTTGGCTAACATAGCCGCCCACTGAACTGTAACTGGCTGTCATTCCCGCACCGTTACCACCAGTTAAGGCCTGGCTGGTGTATGGAGGGCTGTTATATCCGCCAACGATACCATAAAGTGATAGATAGTTGTATTGACCTGCTGGTCGTAGCACCAATGGATAAAGGTTAGTGCCTAAGGCAGCATTAGGCGCTTGAAGTACTGCGTTACCACCAAAGAACACGTTACCAGTACCTGTGGTAGATCCCATGGTGATCGATGTCGCTGCACCACCAAATTGTATTGATGTTGCTGTAGCATTGACTAGAGGGAATGATGCTTGGTTAGTGGTAACGCCGCTGGCGCTGTTGACTGCTACTGCAGCACCTGCAGTCAAGCCGCCTGTTAGCACCAGGCCTGTGGAGCCGTTTACTGTCATCCATGGAGTGAATATTGATGCTACTGTGTTAGCAGTGCTGGCACCAAGGTAACCGCCCAACATTATACCATTGGTACCCATTTGGATATAGTTGTATCCAGCTTGTGTATTACGAACTGCCAAGTTACCCGCACTGTTGAAGAACAGGTTATTCAGCAACCAAGTGTTGGTTGTAACACTAGAGTTACCTGATGATAAGCTGGTTTGGTTACCAATGAATAACTGTGTGATATTACTTTGTATTGGGTAAATGTTAGCTACACTGACATTGCCTGCGTTGCCAATGAACACTGATGAACTGTTGATCAAGTAACTTGATACGTTGGCGTTGCTGTAGTTAGTACCACCACCGCCACCTGCTGTGGTCTGTGTCGTGCCATCTGCAAATGTCAATACTCCACTTGGGCTTAGGGTAATGTTAGCGATGTTACCTGAATATGTAGGTAAGTAGGTTGCTACTTGAATATTACTGTAACTACTGCTTGCTGCAGGTGCGTAGGTCAATTCATTGGTCACTGCGTTGTAGTAGACCACATTGGCCACGTTGGCAAGGTCGTTACGCACAGGGTTGATATATAAGCCACTGTTGGTGCCGTTCAATGCTGACCCGCTGGCATTTAAGATGATACTGCTTGCTGGTTGGTTTGAGTCACCTGCGTGTGTACCAATAGCAACTGCGTATTGTCCTTGGTTATTATCACCAGCATAAGCACCAATAGCCACTGCACCTGCGCCTTGGGTAACTTCAGCGGCTTGGACCCCAATAGCTACAGCACGTTGACCTTGATTGCTTGTACCAGCACTGCTGCCAATTGCTACACCCCAGCTACCTTGATTAGTTTGTCCTGCGATTACACCAATAGCAACAGATTCTGTGCCTTGTTGTTTACCTGCACTACGACCAATGGCTACAGCGTCTGTACCTTGGCTGGTTGCGCCAGCACCTAAACCTAATTGGACTGGGTTAACTGATGTCAGATATGTTAGAACAGCAGCATTACTATAAGCAGTTGTCTGTTGTGAACTATCTGGGAATACTAGACCGCCTGGTAGGCCAAGGTAACCACTGTTGCCAAATGTGTACTGTACGCTACCACCATTGGTGTTAACTGTAAACTGATATGGCACTAAGATTTCGCTGTTTAGGCTGTTAACTTCAAGGAACTGTGTACCATATGGGAATCCTATACTGCTGGTACCAAATTTAACATTGCCAACGTTGCCAAAGTATGTAGGCAAGTATGCGGCTACATTACTGTTACCGTAATTACTGCCACCACCTCCACCCGTGACAATGCCAGTCAAGAACGCACCGTTACCAAACAAGTAACCTGAGGTTTGGATGTTACCACTGACATATACATTAGGTAATAGCACATTACCTTGGTTGTTAAACACTGAGTTAAATGTGCCAGCTTGTAAGGTCACATTAGATTGTGTGCCTGTCACATTGCCAGTGATTGAAATATTACCACTGATGTTCTGAGCCGTGATATTACCAGTTGTGGTAATAGTGGCTGTGGTTAGATAGTTGGCTACATTGACATTGCTATATGGACTATAGTTATTGGTATTTAGATATGCTGCCACTTGGACATTACTATAACTGCTAGGCAATCCTGTAAGTTGGCTACCGTTACCAATAAAGTAAGTTGCTATTACATTGCCTGCTACCGAGATGTTAGCAATGTTACCAACCTGTAGATATTGTGCTACCTGTGTATTACCATAGGTGCTGCCGCTGGCTACAATACCAGTTAAGAGCGCACCATTACCAATGAAGTATCCGCCTGTGGTTACATTACCTGTAACACCTACATTGGGTAATAACACATTACCTTGATTGTTAAACGTTGATGTAAACACACCAGCAGTGATAGTGGTATTGGCACTGGTACCTGTAATGGTATTAGCGTTGATGTTTAATAAATTAGCTGTGACAGTACCAGTAGCAGTCAAATTACCAACGGTGACTGTACCTGCTAGGTAAGCTGCAACGTTGACATTTGAATATAAGTTATAGCCTTGTGTGTTTAGATATGCCGCTACGTTGACGTTTGAGTAGTTAGTTCCGCTACCACTAGCCGCAGTAGTCATCGTTGTGCCATCTGGGAATGTCAATATCCCAGCTACGCCTAAGCGTATGTTGGCAATATTACCTGAATATGTTGGTAGGTATGTTGCTACTTGTACATTACTATAACTGCTACTTGCGGCTATACCTGTTAAGAGTGCACCATTACCAATGAAGTAACCAGCTGTGACATTACCAGCTACACTGATATTACTGATATTGCCGTATTGTAAATAAGTAGCAACTTTAGTATTACTATAGAATGATTGGCTGTTGACATAGCCCAGCATGCCTATGTTAGCCGCATTAGCCGCTGTGTTGGCCGCTGTTACCTGTTGATTGACATAACCTACTACGCCAGTGTTAGCTGTAGTCACGTTAGACGCATAAGCATAGTTGGTTAAGTTAGCTGTGGTTGTGGTTAGGTAACTGTTAGTTGTTAAGTAAGCCGCAACGTTGACATTACTATACGCACTGGCCTGTAGATTTCCAATTAAAGCCTGTTGTTGGTAGCTGTTAGCAAATAAACTTTGTATTTCTGTTTCTTGTGAACTAGCATTGGCCTGTAAGTTAGAAATTAATGTTTGTTGTGCTGAAGCATTGGCAAATAAACTTTGTATTTCTGTTTCTTGTGAACTAGCATTGGCCTGTAATGCTGTGATAGTTGGTGACGTGATATTACCAACTTGTAGATCATCATACTTGGCATTGGTAAAGTCAATGGTAGCACCTGGTTCTGGAACTACGTTGCTGAATAGTTTCCAAGTGTTGGTGCTGGCCTGGCGAACTAATCCAGTGTGTTGATAGAATCCACTGGCTGTGAAGTGTCCAGCAAAACCAATATCTAAACTACTGCCTGGATTAGCGTTGGCGATGTAGATGATATTGTCATTGATGATTAAGTTATTAGTTGATACCAAGGTACTGTTACCGTTGAGTATTAGATTACCTTGCACAGTCAAGTTGCCTACGATATTAACTGCACCGCCAAATGTCTGTGTAGTTGTGCTAGATAAGTATGTAGAGACTGCTGAGTTACTGTAGGCTGTAGCTTGAACAGAATTATCTGGGAATGTTAAATTGCCTGTTGCGTCAAAGGTCCACTGCCTTTGTGCTGCGTTCCAGTTTGTTTGGATAAACGCACTATTGTTGTCAAGGCCCAACCAAGTATTGCCAGTATAACCACCAAACTCGATATAACTATTTGTTGAAGCAACAAGGTCATAGCCGTCAAATGTTGAACCATTAGGGAATGTCAGTTTACCAACTTGGCTAAAATCCCAGGTTTTGGGATTAACGCTATTACTATCAGTGGCTATTTGCACAGATGTATTAGCAAATATCGCAGCTTCACCATCGTCATTGAAGTAAGCACCAGTATTAACCTGAATAGCATTGCCAGTGATCGTAAGCCTATTCGCACCTTGTTCAATTACACCGCTGTTGTTATTAAAATAAATATCACCAGGGAATGTTGTTATTCCATTTGTACCAAGGCTGACTGTTTGTCCATGATTCCATAGGTTAGCTACATTACCTCCACTGCCACCTTGTATGACGTTGCCGTTAACCAATAGATTTCCATTGGCTACAGTTAGATAAGTACCATCTGTGAATGTTAGATTACCTGTGGCGCCAAGTGTGGCGAACTGCGATCCGTTTACTAAACTGCCTGTTTGGCTTTGTACTACATGCCCGCCAGGAGTTGAGCCATCATGGATACGTAGTTCATACAATTGAGTATCAACTGTTGGTTCGCCAG